GTGCCAAAGCTCACGGACAAGTATATCGCAGGCCTCAAATGCCCGCCAGATCAGGATCGGATCTCGGTCAGCGACGACGGCTGCAAGGGCCTCCAGCTGCGCGTCTCCAAGTCCGGTTCCAAGTCGTGGCTCTTTCTCTATTGGTCCCCTCTGCTGTCGAAGCCGGTGCGCCTCTCGCTCGGTCGCTACCCCGACGTCTCTCTATCCAAGGCCCACGCGAAGGTCGCCGATCATCGTAAGACGATGGCCGATGACGAGGACCCCAGGCGCAAGGTGCGCCAGGAGCGGAAGCGCGTATCCCGGGAAGAGGCGCTGTCCTTCGACGGCCTGGCCGACCTGTACATCGCCGAATACGTGATCGGCGGCCAGTGCGGAAAGGACGCGGTGCGGATCTTCCAGGAGACCGGGAAGTGGCCGATCCTCCTGACGTCGATTCCGAACAAGAAGTCCTGGAAGAACGACATCGGCTACCTGCGCCGGCCGCGGTCGGCCTGGGGCAGCCAGCCAGCGGCGTCCATTACCGACGACGACATCGCCGACCTGCTCGACGAAATCGCCGAGGAGGCGCCGGTCAGCGCCAACCGGACCCAGTCGATTCTCCACAAGACGTTCAAGTGGGCGATGCAGCCGGGCCGGAAATACGTGCCGTCCAACCCGCTCGCCGGACTCGAGCGCCGCGGCGGCAAGGAGAAGAAGCGCGACCGGGTGCTGTCGGACGACGAGATCAGGACGCTGTGGTGGGGTCTCGAACGGCCGGATGCGCCGGTTGAGCGCAGCGTGATGTTGGCGACCCGGTTCATTCTGGCCACCATGGTTCGACCCTACCAGTCAGCGGGTGCCGAGACCGCCGAGTTCAGCAATCTTGGAACGGCCAACGCTCTCTACGAGATGCCTCCAGGGCGCGTGAAGAAGGACCGCGCTGTCATCGTTCCGCTCTCGGACCTGGCATCCAGCATCGTCATCGAGGCGACCACACCTGAGCGTGGCCGGATCGGTCACAACAATCCGCCTGAGCCGATCGAGGATCAGGTGGTCCTGTTCCCATCGAAGTACGACGCGACCGGCAAGACGCCGATCGCTCGCTCGTCGATATCGCAAGCCCTGAATGGAAAGAAAAATGGAAAGAAGAACGGAGACAAGACGGAGGACCGCATAGGACTCCGCGAGTTCCTCGGCCTCAAGCACTTCACAGCCCATGACCTGCGACGAACCGCGGCGACACTTGCTCGCCGGGCCGGTGCGCCGCGCGAGGACGTGAAGGCGATGCTGGACCACGTCAACGGTGACGTGACCGAGGTCTACGACAAATACGACATGCTGAAGGAGAAGCGGCAGGTCGTGACCATTCTCGCCCAGGAGCTGCGTCAGATCATTGGCGACGGCCCGACATAGGAAATGACATGAAGACCGCACTGATCATCGCTCTGGCCATTATTGCCTCCCCGGCGCTGGCTGAGAGCCCCTACCCCACGCCGACTCGGGATGGCCGCCAGCGCATCCATCGGGAAGGCACATGCCCCACCGGATATGTCGGCAAGGGCGATAAATGCGAAGCACTCCACAAGGACACGCCTCGCGCCTACCCGTACATCCCCGGCATGGCCTGCCCGTCCGGGACGTTCCGCAGCGGCGACGCCTGCAAGGAGTTCCGCTGATGTCCAGCAAAGCGACCAAGCGCGGCAATGCCGACCTGCACGCCAAGGCGAACGCATTGATGGAGCAGCCCGTGATCGGCGACTGGCACTCGCTGGAACGGGTCGTAACGCAACTGGGAGCGGCGGCTCCCAGGGCGGCGAAGGAGGCTCTCGCGAGCTTCCAGAACTCGATGCTGAAGCTGCCAAACCCCTTTGGTGACTGCTCGGGAAGCGTTGGGCCTGAATCCGCGGAATCGGCCCAGGCCGACCCGACCTGAGGTCGAAGCGTTGGGAAAGAGAGATGCGATGGGCGAGAAGATGGCGACGCGGGTGACCTTTGTGTCCTGCGTCAAGACGAAGTCCGCAACGCCGGAGTTAGCCGAATACCTCTACATCTCGCCGTGGTTTCGCATGGCGAGGGAGTGGGCGCGGCGAAACTCGGAGCGCTGGTTCATCCTGTCGGCGGAGTACGGGATCATCGAGCCAAGCAAGCTGATCGCCCCGTACGAGCGGACCTTGAACGCATCGAGCGTTGAGGATCGCTACAATTGGTCGCAGCGTGTGATTGAGCAAATCGTCGAATGGGATCTTCGTGGCCAGTGGGCATATGTCCTGGCCGGCGAAAGCTACCGGCGATTCCTGATTGAGACGCTGGGGCAACGCTTCGATCGGGTCAGAGTCCCGATGGAGGGACTGATGATGGGCCAGCAGCTGAGCTGGATGAAGAATGAGCTTGGAGGGTAATACGATGAAGAAGATTCTGCTGATCGCACTCGCCATGGGTCTTAGCCAGGCCCAGGCCGCGACCTACAACTACGTCTGTAAGGATCACGGCAAGACGAGCACGTTGAAGGTGGACGATGCCGCTAACACCCTGACCTGGAAGGGCACGGTCTACGCGATCAAGGAGACGGACTGCGGCAGGGCCGGATGGCATGCCGAGAAGGATGGGGTTGGTTTCGACTTTTGCACTGCCACTAAGGGCGTCGCTGACTTCGACTTCAAGGGCTCCCCCGTCACATGTGACATGAAGCGCTGAGGACACGGCAATGGGACACAACAATCCGGGCCGCGCACGTCGAGAGATACTCCGCGACAACGAGCGCCTGTCGAAGATGACCCCTGAGGAGAGGCAAAAGGAACGAGATGCGGAGGAGCTGTATAACGTAAAAGCAACGGCGAGGAACGAAGCCTACCGTTCCTTCTCGGCCGAAGAGCTGGCGATCTACAACAAGGTCAAGGACGCGCTCTTTGCGGCGGAGAGCCGCGCATCCGATGCGTGGAATTGGGATAAGCAGTTCGGTGGAACGGGCAAGCAAAACCCCTGGCGGAAGGAACAATGATGCCCGCACCTCGAGTCTACAACAAGCACCATGGGGACGCTCCCCCTGGTGCAGTCTACATCGGCCGCGGCTCGCCCTGGGGCAACCGCTTCGTCATCGGGAAGGATGGCGACCGTGACCAGGTCTGCAACAAGTTCGAGTGCGAACAGCTGCCCGAGATGGATGTGTCGTCGCTCGCCGGCTGTGACCTCGTCTGCTTCTGCGCGCCGCATCGGTGTCACGGGGACTCGATCCTGCTGAAGGCGAACCACCGCGTGGTCGTTTTCGGAGGCCGGGATTACCGCGACGAACGCACGCTGTTTCGCGTTCTCGACGCCGTCCATGCGCGCAGGAAGATCACCTGCATCATTGAGGGAGAGATGTCTGGAGCCGATCTGCTGGCTCGCCAGTGGGCTGAGGACCGCAACATTGCGGTCGACCCCTACCCGGCCGATTGGGACAACGTCGATCGGCCGGGAGCTGTGGTGAGAAGAAACAAACGTGGAAAGCTGTATGACGCAGCGGCAGGCCCGTTCCGCAATGAACGGATGCTGCGTGAGGGGCGCCCGAATTGCGCCGTTGGTTTTCCGGGCGGAGCTGGAACTACTGACATGACGAAGCGATGCCTGGCGTACGGACTCACCCCCTTGAGCGTCGAAACGTCGATCCTTCCTTGAGAAGCATTGGTATCGCCCATGCTGCAGCGAAGTTGATCGCCAGGTTGGCAACCTCGCTCCAGGTCGGAGGGTCGAACGTGAAAAATGGTTCAACGGCAAAGAAGTTGACGATGAATCCGGAGATCCCTGCACACGTCAATGCGTAGCCCCGCCCGAACGCGAGCGCGACCGCGCAAATCCCGAGAGTGAGCATAACGTCGATGCGCGCGTCGATCCGAAGGAAATCCATCGCATAGGCCACAGGAGCCGAAACGCTCAATGCGGCAAGCCCGAACAGCCAATACGGCACCCGCCATTCCCCGGCGGGCGGTGGATCGGTCTCCGATGCTATCGCCTCAGGGGCGTCTTTCTGATCGACGATCTCGACAGCATCGAGGTCGATCGCGCTGCTGCCGGAGAACCATGAGGGAGCGGAGCCGCGATCGAGGCCGTCCCACATCTGGTCGATAGCGCTCATCAGGCGCTGCTGGCTGCGGGAGATCATCAGACTCTCGTCGTCTCGTGACTGGCCGACGAAGGTATCTCCGACCTTGGAGACGTCGTAGTTGCGGTAAATGGTGGTCATCGAGAACCTCAGGCGACGGCTTGCAGCGCCGCAGCAACGGGCGCGATCGGGAACGAAGGAACGACGGATACCGCTGGACGGTCGACCACGACCATCGCTTCTGAAGCAGCGTCCACGTCGATGAGATCGGACGGACTGTGCAGCCAGACCGGCGCTGGGATCTTCCCCCCAAGCGCATTCCATAGCGTGTCGATCGCGCGGGTGACGCGCAGCACGTTCCTGGATCTGATTGTAAAGGGTTCTCCGTCAGAGGAGTCGGCTCGGTAGGCCGCCCCGTCGAAGCTGACGACGTATGAGCGGTATTCAAACGACGTTTTCATTTTTTCTTAATGCTTCTCGTTCCCGAACCCACGGCGGGCCGGCTTATGCGGGACTGCTATTAGCATTTGCATCCGGACGCAAGAGTGCGGGATGCCCGTTATACTACGGTAACCTTAACCCAACCCCCGTCACAAAACCCCGTACTGGCGCGGATTTACCACAAATATCTTGCCCGAGCGCCCTTGGCAGAAAATAGGTGTCCCCTCTTGCCACGCCATCTCATTTGCGTTAATGCAAACATCACAAAGCAAACGGAGGGTCGATTGTTCCCGGGTTCCAGATCGCCTGATAGCCCTACATTTCCGCACGTTTCCGCGTTTCTGCGTGACAGCGGATTAGGCGGCGTCGCCGACTCACTGGCAACCCGAGTTGCGAACTCCGGTTTCGTCCGATGGTTGAAGGCGTTCAACGATGTTGATGCCAATCCCGAATTGACACGGGAACGTCTCAAGCAGGCACGCTGGGATCGCTACTTCCTCACGGTCGCTCAGGCGGTATCCACCGCGTCAAAAGACCCCAGCACTAAAGTAGGGGCTGTCATCGTTCGTCCCGACAAGACGATGGCTTCCTTCGGCTACAACGGCTTCCCTCGTGGGATCGCCGACACCGACGAGCGCCTGAACAACCGAGAGGTAAAGTACGACCTCGTTGTCCATGGCGAGATCAACGCGATCCTCACGGCCCGCGAGCCGCTGCACGGCTACACGCTCTACACCTGGCCCTTCATCACCTGCAAACGCTGCTCCCTCCACGTCATCCAGGCTGGCATCAAGCGCGTGGTCGCTCCTGAGCTGCCCGAGCACCTGAAGGACCGCTGGGCCGCATCCGTTCGCGACGCCGGGCAGCTCTACGATGAGGCCGGCGTGTCCTGGGCGCTGATCGACACGACGGAGGTCGAATGAAGCTCGGCGCCTGGCCCCTGCCCTATGTCCGGGTGAAATGTTCGAAGTGTGACCGCGAGGGCCGCCTCAGCAAGGACGGCTTGATCGAGCGCTTCGGACCCGACCGCGAGATGTTCGTGGTCCGCGAGAAGCTCACCGAACCTTCCTGCAAGCGCCCGGACAAGAAGCAGCCCTGCCAGTCGGTGCTGCCCGATGGCCTACTGGTGCAGGCGATCACTGCCAAGAGCGACGAAGAGATCATCGACAAGCGGCTGACCGCTGAAGCGAAGAAGTGGCGAGAGGAGCAGAAGTGAAGATTGAAGCACACGTACTGGAAGCACGAGACCTGGGCGACAAGCTGCATGTGCAGGCCCAAGGACGCGCAGTCGGCGCTGCCGAATGGCAGCCCTGGATGTCGATCGCCGTCCACGTTCCCATGACCGACCGGAACAAGCGCGCCTTCTACATCGGTCGCGAGATCGAAGTCATCGTCACACCACGCTGAGGACACCATGAACAAGCGCGAGATCGAAGCCCTGCCGGATGCAGCCGGCCGCCCGGGTGGCTGGGGTCTGTTCAAGCAGAAATCCACCGCGAAGCTGGCCGAGTTGGGCTACTTCGTGAAGGAGCGGCATCCGGCCTATGGCAACCAGTTCCGCATCACCGACGCCGGCCGCGCTGCTCTCGCAGCCGCGGAGAGCAAGTGATGTCCACGCCAGAGCCTGAGCCGTGGCGTGACCCGGAGCGCTACAAGACCGGCAAGCTCACGATCTGCCTGGGCTGCGGCAACTCCTGCCGCAAAACCCACTGGGGCGCCTGGTGCTACGGCTGCAACGTCGAACGCATCGAGCGCATCAACAAGACCTTCGCCGACCTGATGAAGTAACCGCCACCAGCATCGACGGGATACGTGTGTCCTGTCGTTTGCGTGAATGCAAACAGAGCAAAATGCAGATCAGACCCTTCCCCATCCTGCCGGCACCGACGTTCAACCTCTCGCCGCTGAAAGAGAACCACTACGGGCTCGCGAAGATCGATCCACCGTGGGCGTTCAAGACCTACTCGGACAAGGGCAAAGGCAAGTCCGCCGAGCAGCACTACGACACGATGACCCTCGAAGAGATCTTCGAGCTGGACGTCGAACGTCTCGCGCATCGCGACGGCATGTGGGTTTGGCTCTACGCGACCGCGCCGATGTACGACCAGGCGCGCGAGTGCTTCCGCCGGTGGAACGTCACCTACGTCACGCAGGGCGTCTGGGTGAAGATGGTCAAGGACGGCAGCAAGCCGACCTTCGGCACGGGCTACGCGCTCCGCAACTGCCATGAGCCCTTCCTGATCGGAAAGGTCGGCAAGCCGAAGATCCACGCACGCGACATCCGCTCCGCAATCCTCGAACCCCGCCGCGAGCACTCACGCAAGCCTGAGCAAGGCTACGTCGAGGCCGCGAAGATGGCTGGGCCATATCCGAAGGCCGACATCTTCAGCCGCGAGCAGCGTCCTGGCTGGGACTCCTGGGGGAACGAGACCTCGAAGTTCAACCCGCAGCAGGAGATCGCAGCATGACTCAGAAAATCACCAACCTCGTCGTCGTGACCGCAGGCCCCCTCGGCTTCGCCGCGACGAAGATCGAGGACGAGGGCAAGAAGCCCCAGCTCAAATTCCGAATGATCTTCGGGGACAAGATCCTCGCGGACATGGGTGAAGAGGCCGCTCGCTTCTTCATCAGTCAGGTGCAGCAGACCTTCGCCATCCAGAACGGCGACGAGTGGACGCGGCACCCGACCTACGCCGCGGTCGAAGCCGACCGCCAACGGATCGCTGCACGCAACGCGATCTGATCTACCTCAAACGGAGCTACCAAAAAATGAGAACCCTGAGCACGGCGCTCGTCGGCGCCGCGATCATCGCTTTGTCTTTTTCGGCCGCTGAAGCACGTCCAAGGCATCACCACCATCATCACCACCACGCTCGCGTGGCCAAGATCAGTGTCACGTCACCTCGTGTCGCCGTTCGCCAACATGTGGAGGAGTCGTCGTTCGGTGACACCTTCGCTTCTGGCTTCCAGAGCGGCATCGACGCAGGCGTCGGCGTCGTCGATCGCGCCCGCCAGTTCATCGGCGAGACCGCGCACCAAGTCGGTGTCCGCAGCACCCTGTGGTGCTCGGCATTCCTCCGGAAGATCACGGGAGCGCAGGATGTCGATGACCGCGCCCTCTCCTGGGAGCGTCACCAGCGCATCGCTCCCCAGGTCGGAGCCGTCGTGACCATGGGCCGCCGCGGCGGCGGGCACGTCGGCATCGTCTCCGGCTTCACCAAGAATGGCGACCCGATCGTCATCAGTGGCAACCACGGACACCGCGTGGCTGAGAGCGTCTATCCGCGCCGACGCATTCGAGCCTGGGTCTCGGCGACGTAAGGAGGATGAACTGCGGCTGATCAGGGTCGTAGCGCCGTACTTCGTCGCCGGTTTCGAGACTGACGGCGTAGTGCGGCGCGCAGCTCCGATCCTGAAGTATCTCGTCGGCAAGACAGACGATCAGGCTCGGGAATACATCAAGTCAAAGGGATGGAAAGCCAGTGTTATTGGATCCGGAGAAGTAACACGTATCGAGAGCGCATAGGTCGGCATCAAAATCCACCTCTGCCACGTCCTTTCACGATGGTTTCCGGGGCAAATACATTGTGAGTTGGACAGGCTCCCGCCCATAATGGAGAGCTACCTTGTCCCTCAACTCGCGCATATCAGTGCAAGTCTTCGCGATGCCGATGATTTCGTAGATGTGGGAGATCAGTGCTTTAAGGCCGACATCTTGCGTCATCCACTGATGGTAGTTTTTTCCGTGTACCGGCTTCGGCTTATTGTCTTTCAGATATTTTGCGATGTCGGGATCCAGAGCGTTGTAGATCAACTCCAGCACCAGATGACCCCACCACTTAGGTCTCTGACTAAGGCTACCCTGCCAGCGGGTGAGACGGCCAAACTGTTCCCAAAGCTCATCTGGGAATGTCTTTTCCCATTCGCGCAATTCTTCGGCGACGAATGCGCGCAACTTAATCTGCAGAGCGTCTTCTGCGCGGACATACTGGTATCCAGTCGCCTCGTCGATCTGCGCGATGATGCCGATCTTCAGAAAGGCGGTGCTTAGAATCGCGCACATAGTCGCTATCTCGCGTTGCCGTGCGGTCGTAAGTGCGCCAGCGTGAAGCGCGCGCACATAACCCGTGAGGATTTCTTCGAACTGCTCCGCCGTCACTCCGCGACCGCGGAATTGCGTCCCCGGTATATGAAACTCAAGAGTTTCGACCAGGATCAAGTCTTTGTTAATATGATCTTTTAAGCTCTGAACGCTCAGATACTCGACCAAATTGCCGGCATCCTGTCCGGTGATGGCCTTAACAGCGCCGCGCATACTGATGACGCGATCGCCAGTGTCGAGAACGTAAACATCGATGGGGTTGCCGCCCATGTCGATCTGTCCTCGGAATTTCGCAAATGGCGATGGCGGCAGAACTTCTTGTTCGGAAGGCGGTGCGTTAGGCAGTTCCGGTGGTTTTGCCCAGCGCATCGACGCAGCCTTTGTAGCAATCGCCTTTCTCCGCTCAGGGGACAGCTTCTCCGCGCGGGCTTTCCCGCCCCTACTTGGCAAATCATCCGACACAGGGTATCTCCATGCTTGCTTGCAAGCAAGGTATGCCCTATGCCATGCTTGCTTGCAAGCAGACTCTTTACTTGCCCAGCATATTTCGGCAGCCTTCCTGGCGATCTTTTTCCTTCTTCGGACCGACCCGCCCGCGCCTTTCCGGCCACGCGCCCGAGCAACACGGCGGCGACGTTCTTGCCCGCCGTCATGGTCTAGTCCTCGATCGCCGGTGGCGATCTTACCGATCACGACGGGCGGCGCCGAGTCGCTGCTCAAATTCGTTTGACGATCAACGCTGTTAAGCGATTAGAAGACCTGCAGCAATCGCACGGATGTTGATATCAATTAGACGCCGAACACAATAAATGACGTAGTCGAATCGCGGCGCTTTGGGGGTTGAATGAAGAGTTTGTTGGATCAGCTTCCTGCCATCGTGGCAGAAGGCAAGCGTGAGGCCGAGCGAGCCGTGGAACGGGCCGAGAGTAACTATCGCCTCGGCCTACAAACGCGGGAGCTGGTTATCCCGTCGAAGGACAGCAATTGGCAGGACATGTTCAAAGTGGGTGCTAAAGCTGCCACCGGCCCCGCGCAAGACGTCCCGAACACGCTCATCTACGGCGACAACCTGCTGGCAATCGCCGCTTTGCTCGCGGGCGACGATCATACGCCGTCCATGCGCGATAAGCTCGATTTGATTTACATAGACCCACCATACGACAGCAAAGCCGACTATCGGACGAAAATTAGCATTCTCAGTAACGAGATACAGCAGTTACCGACAGCAATAGAGCAGTTCGCGTACTCGGATACTTGGCAGGATGGGACAGCATCCTACCTTTCTATGCTGATACCCCGGCTCTACCTTATGAAGGAACTGCTATCGCCTCGTGGCTCATTGTACCTTCACATTGACTGGCACGTTGGGCACTATGTCAAAATAGCCCTTGATGAGATTTTTGGGCGTGATCGCTTCTTAAACGAGATCGTTTGGCAGCGCACCTTCTCTAAAGGAGCATCCGTAAAGTTTGGGCAAATCCACGACAATATTCTGATCTACACGAAGTCTGACGAGTACTATTTCAAGCCTCAGTACAAGCCACACTCTGAGAGCTACATAAAATCGCACTATGGTCAGGTTGACGACGATGGTCGCAAGTTTCGTCTTGTTACTCTGAGCGGCGCTGGGGCCGGGCCAGCCCGACGCTTCGGCGACAAAATCATCGATCCACCTCCTGGGCGTCATTGGGCTTGGAGCCAAGATCGCATTGATGCGAGCTTGGCCAACGGAAAGATCGTATTCACATCATCGGGGCAGCCAAACATTAAACAATACCTCGACGAGATGGAGGGAAGTCCGATCTTGTCCATTTGGGATGATATTCCGCCAGTCAACCCAGCATCCAAAGAACTACTTGGATACAACACTCAAAAGCCAGAAAGCCTTCTTGAGAGGATTATCAATGCGTCCTGTCCGGTGGACGGGATAGTTGCTGATTTTTTCGTTGGTTCTGGAACGACCGCGGCTGTCGCTGAAAAGCTGGGTCGAAGATGGGTCATTGCAGATCTGGGCAAGCCGGCTTGCATGATTACACGGAAGCGTCTCATCGACCAGGACGCTAAGCCATTCCTTTATCAGCACATCGGCGATTATCAGGTCGAACAGATGCGTTCGACCATGGGCAGCAAGTTTCGCATCGGCGATCTGGCGGAGATCGTGCTTGGCCTCTACGGCGCGCTGCCGCTGCCCGTTGAAGAAAACCCGAACAAGAACATGGGCCGGGTGCAGGGGAGCAAGACCCTTGTTCTGGCTGACAGCCCGAACAAGATGACCGGCCTTGCCACGCTTCGCCGTGCGATCGAAATCCGCGACAACCTTATGGGCGGATGGGACAAGGTAGTGTTGCTTGGCTGGAACTTCTCGTCGACCATCGGCCACGACATTGAGGCGCTTGGCCAGGGCGACAGGCTCGAGGTGCTGGTCATCCCGCCCGATCTGCTCGACCGCCTGAAAAAGAAAGGTCACAAGCTCAAGGCCGACGAAGTACGGTTTTCATCGCTGCAGTACCTCAAGCTGGACGCGGTCAAGCGAGAGCGTCAGGATCGCGGCGAATCCCTTTTGATTTCCATCGCTAACTATGTGCTGCTCTCGCCCGAAGCGCTGAATCTGGACGAGGCGAACCGCGACAAGCTGCAACAGATCGTCAACAGCGATCCGCTGGCGTTGATCGAGTATTGGAGCGTCGATCCCGACTACGACGGCGAGGTGTTCCGCTCCGTATGGCAGGACTATCGTGGCAATGTGGAAAACGACAGCGACCCGTACCGCGTCGCCACCACGGCGCGACTTGCCGGTCTGCCCAAAAAGGACGGCGCGCGCCGCATCTGTGTTCGCGTCGTCGATGTGTTCGGTTTTGAAGCCGAAGCAACCGTTGAGGTGGCGTGATGGCCAGCATCAATGACCTCTCCCTCGCTAAGGGTCTTACAGCCAAGGTTGAGGAAGCCTGCGCCGGACTGGAAACGGGGCAGGCCCCGATCCTTGAGCAAGTTTCGGAAACGACGGCCGATCTGCTGAAATGGTGGTTCCAGTCCGAGTTTCAGGAGGCCCGCAGCTTCAATTTCCATTCCGGCCAGCGTCAGGCGCTTCTGAACGTCATCTATGCCCACGAGGTGCTGGGCATTACGACTCTGCAAGATCTCTATCAAGTCGCCGCGGCCGATGTGATGCTGACCAGCACGCGCGATTCCGAGATCATCCGCGCATCCAAGAACGCCTATCCCAAATACTGCCTCAAAATGGCGACCGGCACGGGCAAGACCTGGGTGTTGCAAGCCCTGATGGTTTGGCAGGTTTTGAACGCCAACCGCGCGCCGGATAGTGGGCGCTATACCAAGAATTTCCTCGTCGTCGCCCCCGGTCTCATCGTTTATGATCGTCTGCTTGACGCCTTCATGGGCAAGGAGCGCGACGGCAAGCGCGATTTCTTGGTTTCTGATTTGGCAATTTTCCAGGAGTTGTTCATTCCGGACGCTTATCGAGATGAGGTTTTCCGGTTCGTGCAGGGTGCGGTATGTCCGAAGGAAGAAATTGGCCGCAAGATTACGGCAGGCGGCATCATTGCTATTTCCAACTGGCATGTGCTCTCGGAAGAGGGAGAACCGCTCGAAGATGAAGAAATAGCCGCTCCTGGTGATATCCTCGATCCAAAAGATGTGGTGCAGAGCATTCTACCGCTCACGCCCGGCACAAACCAGGGCAACGACCTGAATGTTCTGAACCGCCAATATGAGCGAGGCGGCATACTTTCCTATCTGAAAGACCTCCCGGCGCTCATGGTGTTCAACGACGAGGCCCACCACATCCACGATTTCAAACGCGAAGGGGAAGTGACCGAGGTTGAATGGCAGAAAAGCCTCAACTTGATCGCCGAACCGAAAGGCAGCCGCTTCGTCCAATTGGATTTCTCGGCTACTCCCTACAACGAAGTAGGCACGGGCAAAAACTCTCGGAAAACCTATTTCCCGCATATCGTTGTCGATTTCGACCTGAAGACGGCCATGCGCGCGGGGCTTGTTAAATCCCTCGTACTTGACAAGCGTTCCGAGATTGGGGCGCTCAGTCATGAAGATCTGGATTTCAACGCAGATCGCGACGAGAACGGCAATCCCATGCTGTCCGAAGGGCAGCGAATCATGCTGCGGGCTGGCCTGACCAAGCTCCGCAGGCTGGAGGCGGATTTCGGCGGCCTCGATCCCGATAAGCATCCGAAAATGTTGGTGGTCTGCGAAGATACGACCGTCACTCCTCTTGTCGTTGAGTTCATGCGCCTCGAAGGGCTGGCCGATGACGAGGTACTGCGCGTCGATTCTAACCGAAAGGGCGAGCTAAAACCCGACGAATGGAAAGTAATGCGCGAACGCCTGTTCGACGTGGACCGTCACAGTTCGCCCCGCGTCATTGTGAGCGTGCTTATGCTGCGCGAGGGCTTCGACGTGAACAATATCTGCGTGATCGTGCCGCTCCGGGCCTCCGGCGCGGGCATCCTGCTCGAACAGACGATCGGACGCGGCCTGCGCCTTATGTGGCGTGGCAATGAATACGAGGATATCAAGCGGGAGAACCGCCAGCTTATCCGATCGGGGAAAACCCCTAACAACATGATCGACATTCTCTCGATCGTCGAACATCCGGCCTTCCAGAGCTTCTATGAGGATCTGATTCAGGAAGGCTTGGCGGCTGAATCCGACGATGATGACGATCAGAACACCAGTTCGACCGGCGACCTCATCTCGGTCGGTCTGCGAGCCGGCTTCGAGGAATACGATTTTGCCATACCGTTCATCCTGCGCGAGCAGGTTGAAGAGCTGGAAGACACCCAGATTGATCCGACAACGTTGCCGGCGTTCGGGGCGTTCTCGCTCGATCAGCTCAAGAGTCAAATCGGCCAGGGGGAAAAATTCCACTCTGAAGACGTGCAGGCGCGAACGCGCTTCGGGGACTATCGCGTCCACGGCGGCGTCATGACGGCTACGGGCTATAACGATTATTTAGCGCGCGTCACGCGGCGGATCACGGAAGCGGTCACACTCACGGACACCACCAGCAGCTCCAAGGCTTTCGCCAACGCCAGCAAGTTCCCCTATATCCAGATTAACCGGGCGGAGTTGGCGGAAGGCATCGACACTTTTGTTCGGAACCATCTTTTCGGACGTGCGCTCGACCCGCTTGCCGAAGAAAACTGGCGCGTCCTGCTCATCGACCCCGTGACGGAACACATCATCAAAGTTTGGGCGCGGGCGATCCTCGAAGCTGAAGATAGCGTGGTCGTGGCAGACGCAGAGGTGGCGCACCGCCGATTATCGGAAGTGCAGAAGTTGGCGATGCGGGAAGGCTCGTCGCTGGCGGTGGAGAAGGCGATATATCTCCGCCTACCCTATCCGTCCCGGAATGGCGGCCTCGAGCAAGCCTTTATGGAGACCTGCGAGCGCGATGCGAGCGTGAATGCTTTCTGCAAGATCAACGAGCAGAAGCACACGTTCGCGCGCCTCCGCTACATCAAGGAAGACGGCTTGCCGGCCTTCTATTCTCCGGATTTCCTGGTACGCGCCGCCGGCAGCGTCTATCTGGTCGAGACCAAGGCCCAGGGACAACTCACCAGCCCGAACGTGCTTCGGAAGCGGAAGGCGGCTGTGAGCTGGTGCGACCGGATCAATGCCCTCGCACCTGAACACCGGAGCGAGGCGGAATGGCATTACGTCCTGCTTGGCGAAGAGACCTTTTATGGATGGAGGGACAAGGGCGGCTCGGTTGCTGATCTAATGACTTATGCGCGGCTGCGTCCCGTCGAAGATCGTGCGCAACCAAAGTTCGTGTTCTGAAAGCCTGGGGTTGGCGGACCAAATCACGCTCGTCGCCGCGTGACGACCGCGGCGATGATGCCGACGATGATAATCGCAGCCATGATGGCCCAGAGGCCTTCAGCACTGATACTCACGCCCCATAGGCTAACAAGCAACTTGTCCGACATAGGCAAACCTCATGCGTGGCGCGAAACGACATCGCGCGGCGGATTGACAAAGGTGCCTGGGGAGAGCGAGAACTAACGTTGTGAGGACGGAGAGCCCTCGGGATCTCCTCCAGGCGTCGGGCGGTGCTTTACCAGAGCATCGCCCGATTCACGTTCTAGCCCATGAGCGCATCTTCGCGACACGCCGATTCGGCTGCTTGCACCGATTATACCCCGAAAAATGATGCCTCGTCGGAATTGCGACCTGTGGACATCCTTTTAGCAACGGGGTTTTCTCTTGAAATTCAGAGCCTTGCCCTGTGCGAAAGTAGTTCATCGCAGCATTTGACATTGGATAACTTTTTCGGGGCTCTCCGATGTGGAGCCGGATCACTGTCGGATTTGATCAAAGCCACGGGGGGACCGCAAGGTGGCGCGGATGGTCAACCGGTGCAAGGGATGGGAACACCGCCCGCTTCCTTCACATTTTTTCCACGTGGTCACTCCCCGGCAACCACGTGATAAAGCGAGTGGTCGTGACATTGGGAAGCGAGTCGATTGGCATGAAGAAAGTGATCGCAGCGTTCATTTTAGGTCTGGTCCCGTTCCAGGCTCAGGCGTTTATCAAGTACGAGCCCGACCTCGAGCCTTTTAAGGGGCGCAAAGTATGGGTCATGAACTCCGGAGAAGAAGTGCAGACTGACGTCGAGATGTCGCACTTCCCTCGCTACTGCAAATGGGTGGGAGGAACTCCGGTCTGGGAGCAGAAGGCTGCCAACTCCTACCTCCTTCACTGCTTCCGAGGCGATGCGGACAACTTTGTCCATTTCACCGCCAAAGGCCCCCGGGTTGATCTAGATGGAGGCGCAAAGGAAGGCGTGAAACTGAAGCCTGTAGGATTGTTGGGTCTGACGACCGATATCCAAACCAACCTGCCGGCAATGAACGAGCACAACGACAAGTACTAACACCCGCTGAGCGCCGCCAGGGCCAGCGCCATTGCCACGGCGAATGTGAGCACCGCGTTGGTCAATAGCCTCCTGTCCTTGTCACAGAAGGCCACGACCGACACCAGCGCGCCGAACAGCGCGATGGCGAGGAACAGAGCGGCGGTCACTCCCCCCTCGCCAGCAGCTCTCGCACGTTGACCTGGGGACTTCCGCTCTTGGCTGGCCCCGTGGGCTTCATGCCGAAAGCCCGCTGCATGCAGATCTTCCCGATCTCCGCCCATACCTGCTCCGGGGTGATCACCTCAGCGTCACCCCGGGTCAATTTCATGTTGATCAGCCTCATCCCTTGCGTCCTCGAACTCCTCCAGGGCGAGTTCGATCTGCCGGACTTGTCGGAACATGTCCTTGATCATCTCGATCAGCTTCTCCTGGGTGAGCTTCGGCGCCGGATCGACGACCTGCTCCGACTGCGGGTCCGGCAGCGCATATGCACAGTCGGCGCACATGATCGCCCGCTTGGCGCCGATGAAGCTGGAATCATCCAGCTCCTGGCACAGCTGACCGACGCAACGGGCATGGATGTACTCACCTGGAGCCCATCCATGACGCTGCGGCCTGCTGTCTGTTTTCCAGCGCACGATCGCCATCAGCGCACCATGGCGCCGGCAGCGAGGGCCAGGCCGACACTCGCCGCGGCGCTCCGCTTGGAGTGGGCGAAGCTGGTCTGCTTGACCATCTGGTTGTGCTTCACCAGCGCGCTGTCGAGGTCGACCTGCAGCTGCTCGACCGAGGCGTCGTTGTGGATGATGAAGTCCGGCTTGATGCGATCGATGCGCTCGCTGTCGTGGACACCCCACATCAGGCCGAACCGGTCGTACAGGAACTCGCCGAGCTTGCCCCACTTGAACTTCGCCGGCTTCGTCCCCGGGCGCTTGATCATGATGACCACGCCGCCGAGCTTCCGGATCGCCGCCGCCTCGTTCGGGAAGCGCACGGAGTCGTTCATCACGGACTCGCCCTCAGCGATGCCGCGTCCCCAGGTGTTGGCCCACAGATCCTGGCTGATCAGCTCCCGGCCCCACTCGGTGCCGATCGTGATCTGCGCGTAGCGCGAGGTGACGCCCAGGCACGGGATGACCTGCTCCTTGAGATCGCCCTCCAGGTAGCGCGTGATTTCGTCCGACGACATGCCGTTCGCCTGCAGCAGCACAGCGAGCATCGCCCGCAGCGGCTCGGCGATGTGCTTACGGCGGATGCCGTACTTCTTCTCCAGGTACAGCGCCGCTGTCGTCTTGCCCGACTGAGCGAAACCTGCGAGTCCAACTACCGTCATTTGTCTTCTCTCTCCTCGTTACAATTCAAGCAAATCAGCAGGCAAGCAGCTGCCGGGTCACATCGCAGGCGTCCCACAGGCTGGTGAGGCGATAGCCGATGCAGTGCATGAGCATCGCGTGCTCGTGCGGATTGGATTTCTCCTCGACCGCCGCGACGATCGGGATGCCCTTGGAGTCGGCCCAGGCGATCTCCATGACGGTGCCGATCGACACGGTCTTCGCGCCGAGCAGGTTCACCAGCAGGACGTCGCAACGCATCGCGTCCCAGCGGTCGCGGATGGTCAGGCCTTTGGGCATCGACATAGGCGACTCGAGCCGAGCAGCCTCTTCAGCGGCGTTCGTGAAGATGCCGACCTGCTTCAGGTGCTCTTGCTCGCGCAGCGGCGAGAGGGCTTTGATCCCCCACTCGCCGAGCACTTCCTTCACGCTGTCGCGCCAGCTGGTGGCGCCATCGAAGTTGAGCCCGGAGATCGGGCCCGCCAGGTAGACGAGCGGCTTCATCGTTCCTCCTTTTGCATTCATGCAAACGATCAGGCAGCGAAAGACGGCGCCGGCACGCGCACGACGCGCTTCCCAGGCCGCCACTTGCCCTTCTGCAGGGTCAGCAGCGAGCGCTTGCCATCCGGATACTGGATGATCACGGTGACCGCCCAGCCCGACAGGCCCTTGTTGTAGCCGTGACGCAGATTCATGGCGCCGGCCACGTACACGCCCTCCATGATCTCGGGGCTGTGCTTGTCGCCGATCGACATCTTGCGCCCTGCCCGCGCGAAGCCGTTCACGGTGCCCTTGGCGCCGTTCGCGCCGCGGAAGCCGTGGTTACCGACCTCGATGCCGTCGATCAGGTGGCTGTAGCCGTCATGGCACCAGATCACCTTGTCGCCGAGCTGCGGATATTTCATCCGGATCGCGTGTTCGAGCAGCGAGAAGCGAGGCACGGGCTGGTTGTTGTCGATAGCGATCGAGCGCCGTTCGACGTAGTCCAGGTATGCGTCTTCGAGCTGCAGGCCGAAGCGGACGTTCCGCCCGTCGTTTCGGTACCGGCCTTCTCGGGCGTACTTCTCCAGTGCGATGTCGTGGTTGCCTTCCGCAACGATGAAGGTCCGGTCGCCGACCGTGACCATCGGCAGCGCGCCCAGGCCGATCGCAGTCAGCAAGAACTGACCGCACTGCTCGACTTCCTCCTCCACGCTGTCGCGGCCCCGGAAGGCCATCTCGTAGCTGTAGGCGTTGTCGTGGACGTGGTGGTGATTCCTCGCCTCGTTGTCGAAGATGTCGTGACCGATGACGTTCTCGGGATCGAGGACGTCGACCATGCTCTCGCGGAACTGCGCCCGGCCGCCCCGCATGTCCCATCCGAAGATGGCCATGCAGTTGGCCTGGTCCATCTTGCGGACGTGGAGGTCCGGCATGGTGATCGCACGAGCCCGATGGCCCGTGGTCACCTCTGCGTTCGCCACGTAGGCGTCGAGGTCGTAGAACGCCCCGGTATGGTCGTCTGCCGTGATCTGCCGGCAGAAGACGTCACCGTCCTCGTCGAACTGCACCACGGTGGCGCCCACCACCTGGTGGAACAGCGACTTCACGCCCGCCTTGCGCGGGATGATCTTCGGCCGCGTGCAGGCGCCCGACGTCATGACCTGGTGGGCCTGGACGTTGGGGTCGTTGGACGGAACGCTCTTGAGCTGGCGCTTGGCGTGCGGGAACACGGCCCAGCGGCCCCGGCTGTAGGTCACCAGGTCGGAGATCGGCTGCGACGCGGTCGGCAGCGTGTTCATCTCGCCGCAGAACACGAAGTTCGAACCGATCTTCATCTGGCCGAAGCACAGGTGCTCCGTCAGCTCGGGCGCATAGGTGCGCGCCTGCGGGTCGTTCTCCGCCCACCACTGAGTTTCGTAGGTCCAGGGACCGACGATGATCTCGGCGTCGATGTAGGCGGCATAGGCCTTCAGGTTGACCCAGAACTCCTCGTGCAGGAGCGCATCGTTCTGCGCGCCTGTGAAGATGAAGTTCTTGCCGCGGGGGTCGCGATACGGCGCGACGCGCAAGGTCTCGACCATCCAGGTCCGGGGCCTGCCCTCCTTCTCGACGTAGCGACGGTGCTTGGCGGACCAGCTCCGCAGCATCGGCGTGTCGACGATGACAGCCTCCGGGTTGATGACCGGGTATTTCGATTGGGTGATGAGTTGGGTAACCTCGGCCGAGAGCGTCCTCGCCCGGATCAACGGGTCGACTTCTTCGGCGGACAGTTCTTCGCCACCTGAGGTGACGGTAGCCTTGGGTGCAGGCGGAACGTAGAGCGACCAGTCGATCGCATAGTTCTCTTTGCGCTTGCGCTTCAGCGCCTCTTCGGCGCGGACCCAGTTCGGATAGTTGATGTTCTCTTGGCGCTCGGCCGTCTTCGTCGCGGATGCGATCCCGCCGCGCGATCCCTGAGGGTGGTACCCTTGTCTCAGGAGGTCTTCGATGACCTGTTTCCTGCGGGCGCGTTCAGCGGATGGCGTTTGCGGCGGTGCCATGATTTCCTTCGGAAGGGCTGTGGATTTCTTCCTGAGCCACTATCATAGAATTTGCTGGAATGCAAATGCACGACGAGATAATGCAAACGGTTGGGCCGGGCTCTCACCGGCTGCCCCTGAGCGCTCAGGGTCTGCGTGTGCGGGTTTGGTGTCGGTAGATGGCCGGGGCGTCCCGGCCCGCACAGGGCTTATGCAGATTTCAGATTGAGGAACTTCGTGATGCGGTCGACCACTGCGTCCGGCATGGCCATGACCTGGTTCGAGAGGCCGTCCATCCGTTCGGTCAGGCGGGTCTCGATCGCTCGCACGGTATCCCAGGAGGCATATTCCTCCACGACCTTCATCTTGAAGTTTGCCAGCTCCTTCTCGACGGAGTGGATAGAGTCGGCAGCGTCTTTGCGCACGCCCTCCACCTTGGTCTCCATGCGGTACCAAACGCCGGAGATGGCGCCCACGACCGCGATGATGGGTCCGGCGAGGCTCAGCACGTCAGCGAGCGTTACGTCGGCGAGAGCCATTAGAATTTACCGTCCTGTTCTGCCCGGTCGAGCAGGGCCAAGCAGGCCTTGGTGTCGTCGATGTTGGAGTTTGCCGTCACCAGGGCGGCCCGGTATCGCGCGATCACGACGCGGGCATCCATACCCGCCTTGATCGGGGGAAGCTCCACGGCGTTCGCCAGGCGCATGCAGGACTGGATGCTCATCCGCTCCTGCGGCGATGCATCACCGAATGTTTTGCAGGCTGCGAGCGTCAGCGGGAGACAGAATAAAACCGCCAGCCTTCGCAGGCCGGCGACCCAGCTGCTTTTCATAGTCCTTGACCTTCTTTTCGAGAGCGGCTTTCGCCGTTTCAGCCTGCTTGAGACGTTCGGCCGTGCCGGCGTCGGGCTCCTGGTCCAGGCAGACGGGAGCGGGCTTTGCTGATGCGTCGGCGAGCTGCTGCTTCAGCTGCTCTACCTGCGCGGTGAACTTGGCGGAGGTCGAGACGACTCCGCGGTGATGGGTGTAGGAGATGATCGCCGCCAGGATCAGCAAGGCCGCGAGGGCCTTGCCGATCTTGGTCGCGAAGATCGCCTTGGCCTTGGCCCAGATGGCCTTGGCCTTGGTGATAGCCTTATCCAAGGTGAACTCCTGCTTGATGGTCAGCGAGGCGGCGCTTGATGACGTCGCCATAGAGCTGCCAGGTGATGAAGCCGACAGCGATCACGCCGACCCACCAGTACGGCGCGAGGCCGGCAGCGAGGTCGTGGATCGAGTCGAGGACGGCCTTGGCGGTCTGCGCCTTGCCGACCATGTCCTGAGCCTGGTCGAGGATGCCGGTCTGCTGCGCGCCACCCACGGCGCCGGCACCCACCAGGATCTTCGACACGAGCGAGCCCTTGTCGGCCGCCGCGATCGTCGCCGAGCCGGCGGTCCGGAGATCGTCGACCGTCGCCGTCTGGCGCGCGACCGATGGCTCGGCAGCCTGATCAGGACCGACGCTATCGAGATGCTCGGTGGTCTCGTCGTTGGGGTGGCCCGTGATCTTCAGGCCTTCCTTCCGCTGGAATGCGGAGGTCGCGCCCGTGGTCAGGTTGCCCCAGTCGCCGTCGACCTTGCCGACCGCGTAGCCCAGCTCCTTCAGCTTGCTCTGGTAGAGCAGCGTGACGGACTTGCTCGGCTTGGCCTCGAAGCCGTTGGCCAGGCGACGAGCCCAAACAGCGTCCGCGTTGCGCATGCGCGTGTCGTAGTTGTTCTGCTTGTAGCCGGCGCCGTTGTAGCCCTTGGCGAACTTGGCGAAGTCCTTGGCGATGAGATGCCTGTCGAGTTTGCTCGACTTGATCTCTCGGACCATGGCTTCGATCTGCTCGGCGACGCCCTTCGACAGCTCCTCGACCATGGCGGTCGCGTTGTCGTAGTGCAGGCGCTCGGCGTTGAAGCCCATGGTTTGGCCAAGGCCCCAGGACGCCGCTCTGTTGGCGACTTCCTCGTCGATCTGCCTCGCTTTTGCGATGACATTCAATCGACCGGCCGAGGTGCCCTGGTCCTTGTACTGGGTGTTCCGGCTCCACTTCGGGATGGCGAGGCCCGCCTTGATGGCGTCCTTCAGCTTCATTGGCTTGTGGGACTGCAGCTCGGAATAGAACTTGTGCCGCTCGAAGAGCAGCGCTGGGGTGTGGTTGTCCTGCTCGAACGGTTTCCCCGAGGTCTCGCATTCGACAACGGCGAGCAGCGCAGACGCAGGCCAGCCGTTCGCGTTCGCTGCCGCCACGATGGCGTCAACGATTTCCTTACTGAACATGTTGGAGTCTTTCGTTAGAGGTCGTCGGGGAAGTTCCATTTCTCGGGCAGCACGGTGCCCATGACTTCACCCGGGAGTGGACTCAGCAGCAGGTCGTCCGCACGGTCGCTGAAGTCGGTGCCGTTGCCGGGCCCGCGACATTCGAGCGTGGAGCGGATGCCAGTGCTCTTGATGTACGTGTGGATCGCTCGCTGAACGACGTAAGAGCCGTTCACGCGGTCACGCATGCCCTGCACCGAGATGGTCTGGGTGTCGCGGATCCACGGGTCGCCCTTCGCCAGATCGAACGTTGCCTCGACCTGGGCGCGGTTGAACGCTTCCATCTTGGAGTTGGCAGCCGCAGTGGCTTCCGCCGCCGATTTGAACCATTCGCCCATCGGATATTCGCCGCCAGTGGCCTGCCCGATCGGAGCGGTCGATGACTGGACCCATTTGCGGACCTTGTCGTGCTCATCCCACCAGAACGCCTTGACGCCGCTGAACGCGGAGCGCTGCATGTAGCGGACCTGCCAGTCGCCGAAGTGCTCCGGCTTGAGCACCAACGTCGGCACGGGCTCGCCGCTGGCGTTGGTGACGGAGTCGCGAGGCACAAACATCAGCTTGCCGTCGACCACCTTCGCCACGGCGCCGTAGCGGCGCTCCAGCTCGTTGATGACGTGCAGGTTGCTGGTGATCTGGTTCTTGGTCTCGACCTGTTGGTCGGTCAGACCAGTGGCACCCGCGACGGCCATACCGGTCTCGCCGGCAATGTCACTGAGGATCTCGCCGACGGTCTTGCCGATGTATTCCTTGGTCGTCGGCGCCTTGTTCAGGTCACCGAACTTGGTGGACGTGCCGACCAGCTGCACACTGCGCGGCTTGCCCTTGTAGACGACGTCGGTGAGATTGAAGGTTCCGAGATAGGCAAGGCCCACCTCTTTGTAGCCGAGGTAGACGCCGATCTGATCACCAGGATCGACTGTGGCGAGAGCCCAGTCTCGGTCATCGAGAGTGATGGTGCAGTTGTCGCCCTCGCCGCCGCCAGCGATCAGCTCAACTTTGATCTGCGTGGTTCGGTCGTTGAAGTTCCCCGTGATATCGATACCGCCCTTCATGACGCGGTAGATCGGGGTGTAGCCGGTGGCCATTTACACTCCGCGCAAAAAGAAAGGCCGCCCCGAAGGACGGCCTTCATACGCTGTCGCGTATATTTCGCGGCTATACGCGCTCGCGTATGCCGCTGATCATTTCCAGAGGAAGACCTGCTTGAGCACCGGAGGTGCATCCAGCGTCTTCGGTGCGTCCGGAAGGTTGATTGTGATGCCCAACGGGAGCACGATGCCGTAAAGCTCGACGCCAGGGTTCTGCTCGATCACCCATTCCACGATCCCGTTGGACGAGTTGCCGTATCTGGCGAAGCAGATACGGTCGAGCCTATCGAAAATCTTGGTGACGTAAGTCGACATCAGATCCCCAGCTTCGAGTTGTCGTCGGTTGCCGCAGGGATCACGACGCCGCCTGTGTAGACGTCATCTCCGTACTTGGTCAGCTCGACCGTGAAGTCGATCTTCTGTGCGATGCCGATCGCGCCGATCTTCTGCTCGACTGTCCGGACCCGCTTGATCGCATAGGTGCCGACGAACTCGGCTGCATAGCCGGCTGGGTCTTTCAGCGGGTAGAACCGCATCATGTCCATCGGCTTGCCTCGCCTGCCCGCCGCCTTCAGGCGCGAGATCGTGTCGAGACCGCCGAAATGGTACGGGTACAGCTTTCCGTCGATCGAGATGTTCTCTTCACCTGGACCGACAAACTGCATCGCCGGATCACGGGAAAGCCGATCATTCGACACCCAGGTGAACTGGTGGTCGCGCTGGATCGTCTCGAAGTTCGGCGTCTCATGGTTCGGCAGCGGAACGTAGAAGAGGATCGTGTCGCTGCCATCCGTGGGGGCCGTCTCTCCCTTCGCCAGGACGGGAGCCATGCCCAACAGCATGAATGCCATAGATACCTCTCGGATTGTTGGAGGAGAGCCCGGCCCCGTAGGGCCGAGCTATTCGCGTTAGGTGTATTCGGAGTCCGTGTCGTGGGTCCGCCAGTTCATCTGCTCGTCGACGCGGCGCTGGACCAGCGTTGCGAGAGCTTCCGGATCGTGGCTGTTGCCGTTGATGTGGATCGCGACGCTACCCCGGCCGCTGCCGCCAAAGTCGCCCCTCATCGGGACGCCAGACTGCGGAGCCGCAGGAACGTTCTTGATCGCATCGGCCGGCGACGGCACATCGTTGATGTGCTGCTCGATGAACCTGCGATAGTTGATCGCGCCTTGGCGACCCTTGCCGTAGGCTGAGCCAGGACCGACCCAGTCGGTGAACTCGTTGCCGTCCAGCCTGCCGGTCTTCGGATCCCTGAGTCTGAGCCCGGGGATGCCGGTTCGCGCCGACCCGTTGGGATCGGTCGGCAAGCCTTGGTCGGTGTGACCACCGATGATGTGGCTGCCGGCGAGCGCGCGGTTCGTGAGCGCGTCGTACTTGGCGAACTCCTTCGGATTGCGCTTCAGTCGCTCGATCGTCGGCCCAAGTTCGCCTCGACGGATGGGACCGTAGAAGCTCCTCGGGTTGATCCGGCCATCGGCGCTGTAGCCGAGCATCTGACGCATGGTCTTGCCCTGCATGTCCGCACGGTTCATGAGGCTTTCGATCGTACCGCCCCTGCTCGCGCCCTCGGTCGCCTGCATTGCAGCGAGGTGCATTCTCAGGGTCGGATCGTCCTTCAGCTCCTGCTCGAAGCGAGCGCGTCGAGCAGCGAGGAAGGCGTTTCCACCCAAGCCTTGGCCAACGCTCATGTCAGCCGGGCCGCCAGCGGGGACGCTGGTCCCAACATCTGGAGCACTGCCGACACCGGAGCTAACCCTTCCACGACCGATGATGCCGCCCGTCCCAACACCGAAGTTTGGGAGCGAGCCGCCCGGCGTGACGTTCTTGATCAGGGCGTCGGGAGTGCCGACGCCATTGAGCAGGCGCGTGCCGCTGCCACCTCCGCCGCCAGCCAAAGAGGAGCCGGCACCTTCGTAGGCGTAGCCGAGACCGCCACCGCGCCGCATGGCGCTGAAGTCGGTGCTCATGAGCGAAGCTCGTTCGATCTTGCCGCCGAACTTGTCGAGCTTGTCACCCAGGTAGTTCATCGGGTGGACGTCGGCCGGGTTGAAGCCCCAACCGGACTGCAGGTGATAGCGGCTCTTCTTGTCGTCGGCGATCCGCTTCTGCCAGGACTCGTAGGACTCGCCCTTCTCCCTGATCCTCGACTTGTTGACGCCGGAGTTCTGGAGCGCAGTTGCGACGCCGGCAGCCAGTGCCGGTGAGCCGAAGATGGCCGCCAGAGCGCCAACCAGAGTCACGAACGAGGATAGGACAGAGATGACCGGGCCGAGGATCACGAGCGCGCCGACCAGAGCGATGATCTTAGCAGTGAAGCGACCCATCGCCTCCGCGTCGCCGTTGGCGCCGAAGTAGCTGGACACCTTCGACATGACGTTGGAGATCATTTCCCCGACTTCTCGCAGACCGGTGGCGAAGCCACGAGCAAACTTGAAGTAGGTCTCGGTCTTTCCGATACCGCCCTCGCCGGGCTTGCCGAACATCGACTCGAGCAGGTCGCGGAACGTGCCAGGTTTACCGAGGAAGCCTTCCGTCAGTCCGTTCAGGACTGCGGTGAGCTTGTCCTTCATGCCTCCGGTCTTGACTGCGTCGTACCAGTCAGAGACGTACTGGCTGAGCTGTTCGACGAACGGCTTGAAAGTGGATCCCAGCTCGGTCTTGATGACCTTCCAGGTGGCGCTGATGCGGCCCATCAAGAACTCGAGGCTCTTGCTGTACTCACCCCACGCTTCGCTGATGAAGTCGTTGCCTTCCGTCTGGTTTGCCGCCTGCTCTGCCAGCTCCTTCGTTCGCTTGAGCATCTCGGGAGATGCGATCATGTTCGCCAGGAACCGACCGAAGTCGGCGCCGAACATTGCCGACATCGCCTTCTGCCGATCGAGCGGCGCCTTGATCTTCTGGAACGAGCTGATCAGGTCGAAGATACCCTTGTTGGGGTCCTTCTTGAGCTTCTGCTCGATCTCGCCGTACGAGCCATACCCCAGCTGCCCGGGGAGGCTCATGAACAGCCGGTCCTTCTCGGACCGATGGTGTTTCTTGGTGATGGCGTTCGCTTCCATCGTCAGTTCGGCGAGCGTTTCACCGAGGCTGCCGAGGAATCGAGCGGCCTGCTGGCCCTGAGCACCGGCCTGGATGGCCGAGGCGCCGAACGCCAGAGTCGACTGCTGGTTCATGCCCAGCAGCGCGCCGGAACCCATACCGGTGCGGAGGAACGAGAACATCTGGTCGGGACGAGCGGCGGTCTTTGCAGCCAGGAACGCGGCGATGTTGCCGAGACGACGGACACCCTTGATGTCCTTCAATCGGCCGGCACCAAATTCCTGCGCGATCGCATAGCCCATGCCGTCCATGGCCTGGTCCGCTTCGACACCGAAGGTCTTGGCGAGCATGGTGACCATCTCGCCCGTCTGTTCCGACATCCTTTCCGGAACGCCGGCCTTGGCGGCCTCAACGACGGTCTGCATGAACCGCGCCGGGTCCTGACCGAGCTGAACGGACTTCGGCAGAATGCGCTCACGAAGGCCGGCGAAGCCGCCGGGGATATCCTTCTCGTCCATGTTGATGCGGGCGTTGGCTTCCGCACGATCCATGTCGGTGGCCGATCGGATCGCCGAACTGACGGCGCGGCCGGTGCCATACATCAAGCCGCCGCCGATGAGGCCGGCCTGGAAGCTGCCGCTGCGGACAGATCCTGCGACGGTGCGCATGGATGCCGCAAACGCGGCGCGAGATCGAAGCGCTGCAGCTCGCTGCTGCCGATCGATGCGGTCCCGATTACGCCACTGGGCTAGATGCAGATCGGTCTCTGCCTTGTGCAGAGACGCCGTCATGCCCAGGACGCGCTGGTTTTCCTTGTTGTAGACCGAGCGATAAGCCTGGTGATACTTGATCTTTTCCTTCAGCGACTTGGCGAGGTCGTCCTTCTGGGAGCCCGTCGCCTTCTGCCAAGCTCGCGCGTGCGCCTGAATGTCTCGCTGCATGCCCTTGTAGACACGCGCATTCATCTGGCCCAGTTCGCGAGCTTCCTTGGCCATGTCGACGTACTTCTTGGTCAGGCCGTTGATGGCCTTGCCGGTCCCCTGCAGGTCCCTCATCAGCTGGGGCGACACGATCGGCGTCGTTATGGCATTCTTCGCGAAGCTCTTGTTGATCTGCTCCTTGAGAGCCTTAATCTTCGCCTGGAGAGCTGCGATGGTCGCCGAGCCGCTGGAGCGAAACTCCAGCTCGGCAATCATCTTCATGTGTTCGTCGGCCATTGCAGCTCCCTGGCTATGCGCAAAAGAAAAAACCCAGGGCGCTATTTGCCCTGGGCAGCTTTGATTGCTTCGGCGTCTCGTTGGTTCAGTGCTTGGACGCCGTCAGCGACGAGGATGAAGTCGTCGAAGTCCATTCGATCCACGGTTTCGAGCGTCCAGTGGAAACGCTCGAAGACCGGGAATGCGTCTTGGATGATGCGGGCTATTCGCTCGCCATGGGCTTCAAAAAATCCTCGAACCACTTCTTCATCGGAGCGAAGTCCTCGACGTCGATCTCGGAGATCACCTTCTCGTCGACCTCGCAGAGATCGGCGAGCACCTTCTCCATCGCGGCGATGGCGTCCTTCTCCATGTTCTTGATGAAGTTGCGGAGGTCGCGCACCTTCGGGCGGCGAGCCTTCATCTCGACGTACGTCGCGCCGCGGTACTCGAAGGGATGGGAGAGGTTGAAGGTTTCCTGCTTGATTTCGTTTGCCATTGGTTTGCACACCTATTGCTGGGGAAAAAGAAAAGGCCCCGCCGAATGACGGGGCCTGAGTTGGGAGCCTGGCTGAGCCTTAGGAGGTGAAGCCGAGGATCCGGCGCGCGTTCGCGCTCTTGTCGACGCCACCGATCATGGTGACCTTGTTGAAGACGTCGATTTCAGCGACGACATTGCCGTCGATGTTGTGCTGGTAGTAGTTGGCGCAGACGTTGATGGTCATTTCGACCTTCTTGCCGGCTTCCGCCTTGCCCGTCTTGATCGCCTTCACCAGACACAGCGTGGTGATCACCACGCCCTTGTCGCCGCCGCCCGGGGTGAGCAGGTAGCCGCGGAACGTGATCGGCACGTCGAGCGAACCCGGGCCGTAGCCCAGCTTCGTCCAGATCTGTTCGTCCCAGGTATGGAGGGTGAAATCGAACTCGATCTTTTCGATGCCGAAGGGAATTTCGACGGTGCCGTCCATGCCGCCGCCGCGAAACTCTTCCACGGCGATGTTGATCTCGGGCGGCTGGAAGTTCGGCGCTTCGCCGATCTTGCCGACGCCGTCGATCCAGACGGTGAAGTCCTGGAGAATGTTGGAGTCGCGAAGATTGCTCGTGGTCATTTATCTCTCCGGCCACGCCGAAGCGCGCCCGATCCACGAGGGATCGAGCGGCTCGGTTGGCTCTTCTTGGGTTGTTGTTGGAGTGCTACGCCTTAGCCGTTGGTGGCGACCGACCGATTGAACTCTTCGATGAAGTCGACGTAGTACTGCGGGTTGCGCCGAGCGCGGAACTGCAGGTGCTCCAGGAGCGCCGGCGGTTCGAGATCGAAGTCGACCGACAGCTCGCCTGCAGCGAAGGTCGCCGGGGTGTTGATGTTGGCGTCGATCCAGCACTTGCCGCCGATCAGCGCGCCGCGGGAGCGGAGCAGTCGGAGGTAGGAGTTGACGTCGAGCTGGATGTCGGCGAGCAGCTGGAGGCTGAACGGCTTATCCATGCGGCTGCGCTCGGCGCGCTCCAGGCTCTCGTACACCATGTCCGCGGTGCGGCGGACCGAGAGGTGCGCCCAGAGCGGGTCGGTGCCGGTGCCACGCACACCCCAGAAGCGGAAGCCGTCGTCGTGGATGACGGTCGTCACCTGGGCCGCGTTGAGCATGTTCGCTTCGCAGTCACGATCGTTCGGCATGAAGTCGACCGGGCGCGACGGGCCGCCGATGTTCTGGATCAGCTCGTTCGAGAACGTGTACCAGAAGCCCCTCTCTTCATCGACGCGGGCCTGGATGCCGGCCGCGTAGGCCGAGGCAGGCTTCTGCACGTAGACGGAGTTCTCGGTATCCCAGCTCAGAACACCCGGATCGATGATCGAGATGCGCTGGCTGCCGTAGTCCTGCCGGTACTCGACCGCGTCCTCATACGAGGTGCCGGGGCCGTCGAGGAACGCCACCGCACGCAGGCGGTCGACGATCGAGGCGAAGGCGACGCCGACCGGGTTGGCGACGTGCCCCAGCGTTGCGGTGACCGAAGCCCCCGCGCCTGCGCCCGTGATGGTCACGGTCGGGATGTCGGTGTAGCCGTAGCCCGGGTCGGTGATGATCGCGCCGGTCAGCTTTCCGCCGACCACCTGCGCCACCGCCTTCGCCTGGCGACCGCCAGTCGGGGGAGTCTGGATGGTGATGTTCGTGGTGGCGAGCACGTAGTTGCTGCCCTGGTCGCCGATCACGAGGTTCTTGACGCCGTTGGTCGGGCGACCGCCGGTCAGACCCGGAGCGACGAGCAGCTTCGGCACGACGCGGAGCATCGGGCGAGCCTTGAGCAGCGACCAGATGCCGGTCTTGCCGGACGGCGAACCGACCGCGCTCGACCAGCTCTCTTCCTGGGTCTCGCCCTCGGCGACACGGGTCACCACGATCACAGCCGACTTCTGGCTGTAGATGGCGTCGACCGCGTCGAGCAGCGTGCCGGTGGACTTCAGCTGACCCGCCTTCAGTGCGTCGGCGAACACCGGCACCGGAGTGTTGAGCGGGAAGATATCCGGGTCAGCGTCCGGCGCCGTGCCGACCAAGCCGATCACGTTCGACTTGACGGTCTCAACCGGGCCGGAAGGGCTGTCGAGTTCGATCGTCTCGAGGCCGTGGAGGTATTGAACAGTCATGGGTTCTCCAAAAGAAAAGGCCGCCCCGGTTAGGGAGCGGCCTGGCTTGGGTGTTGTTGGTGTTGGTCGGTCGGCTAGAACGTCAGCGCCAAGTCGAAGAGCGCCGTCTTCTCGGCCTCCGTCTTTCCAACGGCGGCCACGCAGGCGACGATCAGCGGATTGTCCTCGACAAATTCTGTCGCGTAGTTCCAGTTGTCCTGGGTGTCCTGGTCCTGGGTCTTGACCCAGTCTTCGACCTGCGTACGCAAGCCGAACTGGTTGATCGCCAGCCTGATCTGCCGCGGCGACGCCGAGCGGGCACGCGCGGGAAACGCCCCGATCGCATTGGATGCTGGGTCGTACCTCTTCTGACCGAAGTCAGCCTGAGGGTCGGCTCCGGTGTAGCCGGTGATTTCGAGCAAGAGGCCGCCGATCGGAAACACCTTCGTCGCGTCCTTGTTCGCTGCCTGGAGGCGCCACGATCCATCCGCCTCTTTCGTCGCGGTGACCTTGACGCTGTCGGCGGCGCAGAGCGGCGTCTCTCCATAGAGAGCGTCGTACCAATCCTGCCCCGTGGCATCGTTCTTCGCGAAGATGACCCCGGGCGGGAGATCGGCGGGATACGGGTCAGGCTCGTATCGCGTCCAAGTGCCGTGGTTGATGATGTTCATGTCAGCTTATGCCACGTTGAGGTTGTACCAGGATCCGGAGGCGACTTGATACTGGATGTATCGATATCGAGCAGCCGTATAGCCGCTGTTCCCGGTTACGCCGGTAACGACCGCATTCCCGCCATAGGGCTCTTCCAGTCCTCCGCCCCAACCTGGACTCCAATCGCCAGCATAAACGGTTCGCATGCTGACCACCGGGTTGACGTTGCCCGCGTGCCAGATGTAGCCGGCGCTACCGAGGTAGTAAGCAGCTCCGCCCATGTACTGGAGATATCCGGTGCCACCCGAGTTGAGATAAAGGACGCCGCCATAGGCCCACGCATTGCCGGTCGCGATGACGGCGGGGGCCGAGATGTTGCCAGAGAACGCAGAGCCAGCCAGGTTTGCCGGCGTGTAGCCGAGGTTCGCCTGCGCCCCGATGTTCGCTCGCGCCTGTGCGGCGTTTTCAACGTCCGCGAGGTTGTTGACCCCCAGCATGACCTTGCGCCACGGCGTCCAGATGTCATTCGCGAAGACGCGAACATACATGACGACTGCGGTGTTCGTGTCGAGCTGAACCGCCCGCTGAAGCGCGTAGTGCGTCGGGTTGCTCCCGTAGGACTCGACGCTGAGGTACCAGTACCCCGCAGCGGGGGCGTTGGGGTTGTTGGGGACGGTGTTGTAGTAGGTGCCCGGAGCGAGGATGGAATTGAAGTCCGTCCCAACGGCGATCGGCTGCGTCTGAAGAACACCGATGTTCTTGCGTGCCTGATCCTGCTGAGCAGCACTGAGGCCCTGCGCTTTGCCGAACGCGACAAACGTCGCATCGACTGTCACCTTCGAATAGAAGAGCGAAGGATCCCAGGTCTGGGCAGCAGCTGCATACGACTGAGCCGCATCGCGAGCCGCAAGGGTATCACCCTTCATCAGACCGATAGCCGCCCGATCGGCTGCCGTTGCAGCAGCGTCGGCATCCGCATTTGCCTTGTACTGGAGCGCCAGATCACGGGCCGCCTCGCACTTCGCGAGGGTGTCCATGACCGCCTCTTGGATAGCGGTGCCGACGTAAATTACCCAGTCGATGAATGGGCCGGGATTTCCGAAGATTGCCCGCGGTCGCACCGTCAGTTGCCCGGAATTCCTATCCCAAGCGACCAGCTCGGCGAAGGCGAAGTCGGTCATGCTGCCCTTGCGGGCGATGGTGACGAACGGCGACGGCGCGAACAGCTCGCGCTCCGCCAGATCCGGGATCGCAAACACCTGGGTGGTGTTCACGTCCAGCGTCACCTGTGAATTGGAGTGAGCGAGCAAGAAGCCCTGCTCCGACACCAGCGCGATCTTGTCGAGCGCTGGCGCCAAGACCAGGTCCAACCGATTGAGAGCGAGGCCCTCAATGTAGGCGGTCAGACCGTCGATGGCATCGAGTTCTTCCTCGTTCGAAGAAACGCGGCGATCGATGTCATCGAAACGCCGGTTCCAATATTCGGGGTCGCCGAGGTTATCCCTCGGCTTTACCCGGTAGTACTGATCATACCGGCGAGCCACGTCTTAGACCTCTTCGTAGCTGGTGACCGCATCGCCGTAGTCGGCGATCAGCGAACCCTTGACGACCACGTCGCTGCCGGGACGCGCCCAGATCTTGGGAGCGATTTCGACGGCCCGAGCGAGCGTCAGGCGATAGCTCTTGTTCGGGTCGATGCTCGGAGCCGCCGGAGCGGCCCCGTTTTCATTGTCTGCCATGAAGTGGATTCCTTACTTGGTGTAGAAGACCCGCTCGGCGACGTGGTACGTGACCTGCGGAGAGTTGGTCGTTCCGGTCTGGACGATCGTGAACTGCGTGGTGCCGGCCGGGAGACTGAACGTGTAAGTCTTCTGGTAGCGCTTCGCTTTCGAGTCCTTCAGCTCGGTGACGGTCGCGTTCGGCGTGTAATCCGTCGAGCCGACCCGAACCGAGATGCCGTAGGTGTGCGGCGTCGGATCGAACATTTCGAGCAGGTTCACGAACGTCAGGTTGTTCGCGGCGTTTGCCATCGCCGGCACGGTCAGCTTGGTCGAGACGTGCTTGAAGACCGTCTTCGGCCGCGAGACCGTCACGCGCGAACCCGTCAGATGCAGGATCGGCATCATGTCCTGAGTGCCGATGAACCGAGCCCTGAACTGCGCCAGCGGCGGAGCGACGGCGAGGATGCCGGCGTTGTCCGCGATCAGCGGCTGCCACTGACCGGTGCCGTTCGGCCGCATCTCGTAGACGAGCTGGCACGAACCCGGAACCCACTGCTCAGCCAGGATGTCGATATCCCGGAAGCCGCCGTCCAGGTTGATCGGAGCGAACTCGATCGCGACCTGAGCCGAAGCGAACTGAGCGCCGTAGACCTGGATCATCATGTCCTTGGTCAGGTCGCCCATGTAGTAGATGCCGTCCGTCGAGTAGAAGAACGTGCCGTCCAGATAGTTCTGACCGGAGGTCATGCCGATCTGGTGGTTCGCGTTCGAGATGAACACGAGCGCGTAACGCTTGCCCTTCCCGAGGAAGGTCGGCTGGATCGGGCAGATGTTCCAACCCGTGCCGATCTGGGCCTGCGGGTAGGTCGTCTTCAGGCAGACCTTGGACAGGTCGGGCATACCAGCGGTCACTTCGCAGAGCGCGAGGTGTATGTCTTCATTCGCGGCCTTGGCCGTGATGTAGAAGCCGAGCTGGGTCGCGATGATGTCGTTCGAGACCAGGAAGGTCTGAGCAACCTGCGCGCCCGTGATCGAGAGGTCAGTGGTGACCTCGTACATGAACGGCTCTTGCCAGGTGTCGATCCAGTAGTAGTCCGTGCGCTGCCAGGCGTAGGGATGATCCCACGACGCGCCGTTGTTCTGAACCGTCGTGAAGCCCGTGGTGTTGAAGTCGTACAGGTTGGTGGTATCGACCGCTTGACCCGGGGTGCTGAAGTTGTTGCCGTTGGTGCAGACCGTGTAACTGCCGCCGTACCGGACACGCGAACGGGCCATGTAGCCGACCTGCATCGAATGCACCTGATAGCCGTACTGCGAGATGCCGAGCGACGAGGTGTAGGGGCCCGTCTGGATCTTCAGGATGTTGCTGTACTTCGGCATCAAGTAGCCGCCGGCCAGAGACGCGTTCGGATCGTTCGCCGAGAACAGCGAGATTTCGAACTGGTTCTTGTTGGCGTCGTTGAACCGGATGCCCTCTTCGACCTTTGCGTCGTAGCCGAGCAACAGCGTGTTGTTGTAGTCCGACTTGTTCGGCATCAGGAAGAAGTCGGCGTCGAAGCCGGAAGCGTCGTCCGGATAACGCAGGCTCTCCTTCACGCGCGCCAGGTCCAGGTAGACCCGGGAGAGATCCGACTGGTCAGCCAGGCCCTTTACGCGGTTCGCGAGGTCGGCCAAGTCCGATGCCAGCGAGGTCACTCGCGGCTCGATGATGCCGCGGAAGGTCTCCAGCAGGTCGGTGCGGATGTCGAGAGCGTCGGTCGAGACGACCGCGTTCTGATCCTGCATGTCGATCGAGATGATCTGCGTGGTGTCCAGCGTGATGTGGGCGATCACGACGTGGGTCGCGGGCACCGCCGGAGGAACCGGGTCAGCGGCTTCAGCGCCGGCCGTGAAGACCAGCTGAGCATCGCGGGACTCGGTCATCGACACAGCGCGGGGCTCGACCGTGCCGGTGTCGACGTCGGTCAGATAATCGCGGGTCTGGATGTCCGTCTCCGCTTCCTGGCCATAGGCCGAAACGGTGACGATGCGGCGAGCTGCGGCGGCCACATAGGTGGCCACGGACTGCGTCAGGACGGCACGGCGACCATAGACGGCGCCCAAGTCGTAGACCCGGCCGGCGCCAACCGTGACTTCGACCTGGCCGGTCTTGGTCACCATCAGGCCCGAAAACTTCCGGGATGCGCTGATGCCGTCCGCAACGATGTTGTCCATCGCCTGCTGGGCATATTCCTGCAGATTGTTGTGGTCGGTCGCGACCTGTTCCTGATAGTCGCGAAAGATAACTTTGCGGTCCATTGAGGGCCTCTTGTTGACGCACGAAAAAGCCCACTGTCCACTCGGACAATGGGCTCATGTGCAATGGTTGGAATCAGATGACGATGCTATCGCCAGCCCAACGCGGCAGGCCGGCGATAAAGCCTGGCTTGGTGTTGGTGTCGAGCAGGATCTGGTCAGACAGGCGCTTGGCGGCGGAGACCGCCTTCCGGTTCTTCAGCATCTGCGTGCCGTCATGCGGCGTCCAGAAGCGGGAGCGCGGTACGAAGGGCTCGTTGATGCGGGCCTTGAACCTGCTCCACTTCGACGGCATGGAGACCTTCAGCTCAGCAGTCTTCGGCTTGACGCCATATCGCCCCACGCCCATGAACTGGATCGAGCGCCGCTTCGCCGGATATTCGACCGATGCGTCGTAGACCGGGTAGCGCATGTAGAGACGGTAGCCAGCCCGAGACGGGACATAGAACTTGTGGAAGTTCACCCGATTCGAGAAGACGGCGTTTCCGCTTTCGTGCCCGGCCTGGACGACCAGGTCCGGCTGCGCCTGCACCGGCTCCAGCTGAGGGCTGATCGAGCTGCGCCAGGGCGCCTTCATGATCGGCTCGATCGAGACGATCCGCTTGTAGGCGGTCGACGGGATCGGAAACTTGCGCTTCAGATTGAAGGGCGTGTTGCAGAAGACCGAGTAAGGCAGCTGGGCCTTGATGAAGAGACGGAAGTAGCTTCCGTAGTTCTGGACCTTGGTGTCGGTCTCAGTACCGTTGACAACCCATCGAGCGCGGCGAGCGGTTCGCTCTGCAGCTCGGTTGGGATACGGAAACTTGCCGTTCAGGAAGCGATGCGCCCGCCCGCCGCCCATGAACATGCGATAGTCAGCGGTGGCGTTCTCCCATTCCTGCCAGGTTCGGACCTGCGGCAGCTTTTGCAGCCAGGACTCGCGCTGCTCCTTGGTCAGCGATGGACCGGAGAACAGCGTGCTCGGAGGCGTCTGCGACTTCAGGAGTTTGCTGTCGATGAGATCGAGATACGTCTCGATGCCCTTCAGCGTGCCCTTCAGGCGGTGGTGCTTGATGGCGTTGGCGACGACGCTGCGTCGCTTGGTGACCGGCCAGCTCGAGTCCCAGAGATCGACCGAGAGAGCCCACGCCAGATAAGGCAGGAGGTTCTCGGGACATTCCCACGGGTTCCAGAGAAGCCGGATCGGAATGTTCAGATCCAGGAGGCGATCGACCTGCGAAGCCAGCGTCCGCTCGTATTCGGTCGCGTTCGGCGCCAGGATGTGGTCCATCAGGCGCTTCGGATACTTCGCCATGTTACTCCACCCTGAGCTGCTGCGGCGTGATCGCGGCGCTTTCGATGATGACGCACTGGTCGGTGCCGGCTACGACGTTCTCTGCCGGCGAGATAAGATCGACCGACTGGACGCCCTCCTGGTTGAGGGCGGAGATGATCGCGGACCTGGTGAGGTCTCGGCCGATCAGCGAAACGTTGTCGCGGACCTTCTGCAGCGCCTTGCCGATATCGGCCATCACCAGCGAAGCGTCCGGACCCGGATAGAGCCAGATGTTTGCGACGATCTGAGTGGTGATCGGCCTGACCGGCACGACGCTGACCACGTCGGTGAGCGGCCGAATGCCCTTCGAATTGATACGATCGCGGACCAGTAGGATGGTCGCCGTGGTCGGCACCGGATTGGATCCGCGTGCCATGACGGTGATCTTCACCCTGCCCCTGTCGTCCATCTTCACCGCGGTGGCGTCCCGGACGTTGGTCGGGTCAGCGGTAAGCGCCTGGAAGATGTAGGCGCCTTCGGAGCCGGCGGTCGAGAATGCCTCGGGCGCGAGCTGGGCTCGGCGGCGCAGGCTTTCGTCCGTTTCGCCGGCAGCGCGCTCGACGCCGAAGAATGCAGCCAAGTTGTCGAGATCGCGGCCCTTAGAGAAGGCCAGCATGACGGCGCGAGCCGCCGAGTTGATGCGGGTTCGCACCAGCATTTCGCCGTAGGCTTCCGCCTCCAGGACAATGTTGGTCGGCGACTGCTCAAGCTTCAGAGCAGCCGCGAGCTTGTCGTTCTTGGAGAGCACGTCGTCCTGGTACCGCTTGAGCAGCACCTCGAAGTCGATGGTCTCGATGACGTCGGGCGGCGGCAGCCGCGCGAAGTCGATGTAAAGCGCGGGTGACTCGTAGTTCGGCATCAGGCCCTCGCCTTAGATTGTTGTTTTTGTTCTCTTGAGCTGCGCGTCGATAAGGTCGACGCCCTCAACGGTGATGGTGATGTCGCCGGTCGAGTCGAACGCGTCGATCGACACACGGGAAACCTTGAACTCCGGTTCGTAGGTGTTGATGGCGGAGATCGCCGCCATCATTCCGGTCATGAGGGTTTCCTCATTTCCCGGCTTGTCCTGCATGTCGACGAATTTCGATCCCCACCACAGGCGCATCAGTCGAACGCCGATGCGGGTGGTGAGGATGCACTCGATGGACTGCTTAATGCGTGGCCAGCCCTGAACGTATTCGCCCGTCTTCCGGTCGATATCGATCAGATGCTCAGTTGCCAGCGCCATTCGCAGGAGCCTCCGTCACGACTGCGCCGGCAGCAGCAGTCTTTGCCTTCTTGGCGGGAGCGGCCGGAGCCGGCTTATCCTCGACCTTGGTCAGGGCGTGACCGAGATATTTGGCCTGCCCTTCCGTGAGCGTCACGACCTTGCCAACGGGCTGCTTCAGCCCGCCCAGCCAGATTTCCTTGTCGACGGTGTATTGCGGCATTGTTCTTGTTCCTTGTTACGCAATCTTGGCCCAGACGACCTGCGAGGGACCGGACTCGGTCATCACTCGTTTGTCGGCCATCTCCTTCGGGCCGGTGACGCCGAGATTGACTCGGCCGCCGTTGATGTAGACCCAGCGTCCATCCACGCCGCAGGAGCACTCAGAGGCGCCCTTCACTTCGACGTAGCTTTCCTGGATCGTTACCTTGGTCTTGTCCTTGCCCTGGCTGACGACGATCGAGGAGTCATCGAGCTTGATGTTCGCCTTGTCCTCACCGAACGAAACGTTCAGGTCTTTCTCGGTCCACTTGATGACGGCGGTCTTGTCCTTGAACTGGATCTTGACCTGATCCTTGTCCATGACGACGTCGGCCTTTTCGCCGTCATCGCCGTAGCGGAGGTGGACCTTGTCCTCGTCCTGCCGGTAGTAGGACTTCTTGTCGCCAACCGTCTTGACGATCTTTTCCTGGTCCGTCAGCACCTGCGTGGTGTCGGAATGACCTTGCTCCTCGACCTGCGGGATCTTGCGAGAGGCTTGCTGCTTCTGGCCGGCGCCCTGCCCGTCAGCGCCAGCTGCTCCACCCGGAGCCTGAAGGCTGCCGCCGTTGAGCACTGTCTGGACGGTCTGGACGATGTTGCCGACCGAGGTCAGGTTCGTCAGGCCCTGCAGCTGAGCGAGCTGGCCGAGATTGGCGAAGCCCGACATGTTGCTGATATTGATCAGGCTGCTGATCTGGCCGAAGTCGCCGACGTTGGCGAGGTTCAGGTTGGCGAGGCCGCCCATGTTACCGAGGTTGCCGATCGCGCTGGTGAAGTTCGACATGTCCAGGCCGTTGAGACCGGCCATTCCAGCGAGGCCGCCGAGATCACCCATGGCGTCCATGTTGGCGCCCTTCTTCTGGATGATCAGGTGGTGCAGGTTCTTCGTGACCCGCTGCCAGGTGCTGTACTTGTCGTTGCCGCCCTGTTGGCCGCCGTCAGCAGATGCGCCGCCGGCACCGCCGAATGAGCCGCCCTGTTGGCCACCGTTCTTCTGATCCTCTTCGTCCTCGACCAGATGGACGACTTCATCCGGCTTGTCGTGGGGCGACGGGGTTTCGGGCCCGTAGTGGTAAGGCTCGGCGGTCGCCAGCTCCATCATGCCGTTGACGCCGCGGAGCAGCGCGTACTGGCCCTTCTTCGGAGGGACCGACGACTTGATCGTGCCGTGGGAGAAGCTCTTCCACGGCTGCCAGTCGCTCTTGACGGTGTCGCCGCGCTTGCCGCCCGAGCCGCTTGGGGTGTCGTCCTGCCCATCGTTGAGCTTGACGTACCAGCGCTGCTTCTCGAACTTGACGTCGACGATCTTGCCGAGCCGCTCCTTGCCTTGGATCTTGCGCTCAAGATCCTGCATTCGCCGCTCCATAGCGTGTAGAGCGCGCATGGCGGTTAGTCCTCTGGGGTGATGTCCAGCGTCTCTTCGGCGTGGGCGCCGCTTGCCAGGTTGATCTGGCCGAGCGCCGTGACGCGGCTGCGGGGCACCTTGTTGATCCGTTCTCCGTTGAGGAAGAAATACGAGCGCTCGACCGACCGGTTGACACCGATCATCAAGTCGCTGGTCCACTCAACGATACCGACGGCGATGCCTTCTCGTCGCAGCTCTGGCTGGCTGATGCGTTTGAAAATGACCTTCGTGGCGGGCGCCGCGTTGGGGTCGCCGAAGGTATTCAGGTTCGCCATGATGGCGATCTTCTCGACCAAATCCCAGGCGTCCGCGTCCCCGTCCAACTGGACGTAGCGGTTCTCGTCGATGATGACGACAACCACGCGGAGGCAAGCGTTCAGCTCGCCGGTCGAGTGATGTTCGGTCGGGACATTCATGACTGCGACGCGAGCGCAAGGCGTCTTCAGCGTCCAGTCTGCAATGTCTTTCTCATCAAAGAGGCCATCGTACCAGTCGACGTTCTGGATCTCAGGCGCCGCTGCCTTGATGGCCTCGATGATGTTGTTTCGGAAGTTGACGATCGCGCTCATTAGGTTGCCTTCAGGTGATCGCGGATCATCTTGCTGATGCGCCGCGCGTTCTCAGCGGAAAAGCCCATGAACGGGCGAGCTGGTGAGTGCGGCGTCGTCTTCTTCTTGTACTTGCCGCGGCTGTTCTTCACGCCGTCCTGCACGTACGAGCTATACTTGGCGTCGGAGACGACCTGGAAGCCGTGGTTGTCGACGTCGCCAGTGTGGATGCCACCGACGAGCTTGCCGGTCGCATACAGCGGCCAGTCGGTGCCCTTCAGCTTGATCGTGAGCGCCGCGAGACCTGCCCACCTCTCTCCGGAGGGGCTGGTCTGGGTCTTGTTGATGCGGTTCTGCGTCGAGCGGACCATATACTCGGCGGCCTGTTGCCACACCGGCTCCATGTGCTCCGCATCCTGGAGGAGCTTCGTGATCCGCTTGTTCAGCTGAGCCAGAGACTCAGCATTCATCCTGACGCTAAAGCTGGGCATTACGCCCTACCGCAGTCGAACGACCCTCCAGAACGCTTCACGTTCGGGTTCGTCGTCTCTCCGGTCTCCGGGTCAGTCTCCGGCGGCAGCCCGAGGCCGACCTTGCCGGTCGAAATCTTCTCAAGCAGCGCCAGCGCGTCCTCGTATCGGACCCGCATTTCATCCGTACGCCCGCCGCGGCCGAGCGCGATCTTATAGACCGCGATGTCGATCGCACAGTTCTTCACCACGCCGGGCGTGGGAACTACCGGGATCGTGTACTGGGCCGACAGGTAGGCGTCGCAAATCTCGTCGGCAGCCAGAAGCCCCTTGTCAACGACGAGAGGGTCTGGCGTGCCGTCACGGTCGTAGTCAGCGATCTTGACGAGAAGATCGGTGCCGTAAAGCTCGTCGATGTCTTCCTTCGTCGCGTATCCCATGACCACTCCTGCCGATTACTCGGACTTCTTCTTGGCCTTGCTGGCCTTCTTCTTCGGCGTCGCGGCCTTACCCTCCGTGTCGGGGGTCTCTTCGCTGTCGCCCTCGCCTTCGTCGCCAGCCTCGTCGGCGGCTTCGTCAGCCTGCGCTTCGGTCTGCTCGGGCTGCGTCTCCGCAGTCACCTCGACCTCGGCTTCGGGCTCGACCGTTTCCAGTTCGGGCTCGTCGTTGCCGTGCAGGTTGGCGAAGCGAGCGGCCCGGACTTCATCCGGCACGAGCTTACGGATGCGACGCTTGTAGTTCGCGGTCGCTTCACGGGTGCGGAAGCCTTTTGCTCCAAGCATTCTTGTTCTCCAGAGTCACAAAGAACCCTCCCCGGCTTCGAGAGCCAAGGAGGGTCTTGTGTTTCAGCTGTTAACCGTCAGGGGCTGACGATTAGGCGGCCAGCTTGTGCTTGAACGCCACGATGCGGATGATCTTCGCATCGTAGACGCGCTTCCAGTTGGCGACGTCGGCCAGCTCGGTGTTCGACGGGGTCACGCCGGCCTGGTTCGTGCCGAGCCACTTGACGCCACGCGGATGCATGACCCACTGGCGACGGTTCACGATGTACTCCTGGCCCATGCCCTTCAGAGCCTGGCGCTCGACTTCCACCGGCACCTTGGGCGACTTCTCGCCGAAGCCGACCGCACCGGGGCCGAAGATGTAGGTGGTGAACACGCGGTTCGCACCGGCGCCGGTCACCGGCATGCTGTCGTCGACGATGACGGTCTTGCCGAGGTAGGTCGGGATCGTCAGCTTGCCCTGGGAGTCGGGCACGAAGTCGATCAGGTCGGCCTTCACCATCGCCTTCAGGGTCAGCGAGTGGACGGCCACGGCGTTCAGACCGCCCTGCTCGTCGCCGAGCAAGAAGGCTGCGTCGATGAACGAGTCGGCGTCGAAGTTCTCGGCACCACCGGTCAGGGTGGAGATGTCGTTGACGTTGGCCGCCATGTCGGTCGAGCCCATGGCGCCGGCCAGGGTCGCGAGCAGAGCGGTCTGCATGCGCTTGTTCCACCAGTCGGCGAAACGGTTGGCGATCGCGTCGATCGGGTCCGCGCCGGACAGGTCGGCCGCGAGGTCGCTCGAACCGAACGCCTTACCGCGCAGAAGCTTCACGGCCACGTCCTGGCCGGTCGTCATCTTGCTGACGGTCAGGTCGGTCGTGTCGTCGAGGATCTGCTCGGCGTCGGAGGCGTCGAGGTCGTTGAAGAACGGCATGTTGACCGTCTTGCCTTCGATCTCGGCGTCGATGACGCTGGAGAGGTCGGTGATGATCCCCGACTGGAACAGCTCCGACTTCTGCGTCGAGAGCACCTGGACGTACTTGTTGAACTTGGTCGGGACGATCATGTCCGCGAGACGAGTCTCAGTCATTTCTCACTCTTGAGTTTGACTGGCCTTTGCCCTCTTTGGGTGCAGCTTTTTGCATTCATGCAAACGCCGGGGCGCGAACGTCCCGGCGGTTGCGAAGAATGAGCGTGTTGGGGTGTTAGTCCGTGACGCCGGCTGCAGCCTTGAGCTGCTTGGCCAGTTCGGGTTTGGTGTTTTCCAGCACCATCTGCTGGGTGATGTTGCGCGTTTCCTTGGCCCAGGGGTTCACGACCCCGCCGGCCGGCGGATTGCTGGGGGTGTTGGGGTTGGTCCCCAGGCCGCGCTTCTCGTCAGGCTTGAAGAGAGCGGCGCGGCTCTCGCGGATCTCAGCGACGAGATCAGCGACGGTGAACGCGGTGCCCGCGTGGTCCTTGATGCGCGGGTTGCCGTTGGCGTCGATGACATCGACGACGACATTCCCGTCCTTCATGGACGTGCGGACGAACTTGCTCACCAGGAGTTCGACGGCATCCCGCGCGTCGTCCAGTGGGTTGGCTTTTGCGACCTCGGACTTGATCTGGCTGTCGCCCATCAAAGTCTTCAGTTGCCCCGTCAGGCTGTTGTTCGCCGTCTCCAGGTTCTTGACCGTGGTGGTCAGCTCGGTCTCACGCACAGTCCACTGTGCCTGGAGTTGACCCTTGAGGGTCTCGACCTTGGTGTTGGCGATCTGCTCAGCCTCTTTCGTGGGATCGAGTGCGGACAGTCGTGCCGCCGTTTCAACCGCGGTCTTCGCGGCTTCCGGCGTGATGTCTCCGAAGGCGGTGACACGCTCGATCGCGGTGCGAGCCGCGGCGGCGTCGAGGCCTTCGTAGGGCTTCAGCTGCGCCTGGAGCACGGAAACGTTGTTGCGTTCCGCACCGAGCGCCGTCTTCAGGCCCTGGGTGTTGTCGAGTTGGAAACCGTCGACCGGCGTGACGTTCAGGAAGAACTTCCCATCCTTCTGCACGTAGTAGCCGCGGAGGCCCTCGTCGAGTTCATTGAGATCAGTAACGACTGCTTTGAGCATATCCATCCCGGAAATGCGGGGCATCCCGCCCCTCGTGATAAAAGGACCCCATGGCGTCCCGCCGTGTGGTCCGGTGAATCCCCCAGGAGCGGGGGAATCGAAGTTGCCAGCAGCGATCGGTCGAGGTCCCATCCCGGGAGGCTCGGTTGATCGGTGCTGGCGAATTGGGTGAGCCGCTGAGCGGCCCAAGAGTTCTGTCCGCCCTTGGCGGATGAACGAGACTGGCTGGCACGGCAGGTCTCGAACCTGCGACACCCTCGTTAACAGCGAGGTGCTCTACCGGCTGAGCTACATGCCAAGAAGTTGTTCAGCGGCGGCGCGGGCGTGCGGCGCGCTCTTTGGTATCTCTGCCCGTCTTGTGCAGGATGCGAGCTGAGACCGCTGAAATCGCGCTCTACCGGAGGAATCCAGGAGCGCGCGAACCCACGACGCAAAAAGACCCGCCAGGCGATTGATCCTGGCGGGCTAGAAGTCGGAGTGAGATTGGTGTTGAGCGGGCACCCATACGGTGTGCCTATGATCTCGCAGGCAGAGCCTAATCGAGCGCTCAGGCAGCCAGAGAAATTTCCTCCACGGGAGTGAAGTCCCGCTCGAAGGCCTCGGGCTTCTCGAACCCGATCGAATTGTCAGCGTAGAAGACGACGATGTCGCCCGCGGCGCAGGACTGCACGCCGAACGGTGTGCTGTAAGTCAGACCGCCCAGGCTGTTCATCTCCAGCTCACCCGATTGGATCCGGGTCACCAGCCATTGCGGCGGCGTCTCGTCAGCGGCTTGACCCCAGAGTGGCAGGCGGAAGGCTTGGACGAGGTTTTTGCTGAGGAAGAGCTGCACGGTCACTCCATTTGCATTCAAGCAAATCTATACGCATGATATGGGGTTTCTGTCAAGGGTCGATCCAAAGAAAATGCAAATCAGTGCTTGCCGAAGAAAAGCCAGATCAGCCACAGCGCAAACAGGGCGGGAACCGCCTTCCCGAGCAGGAAGGCCAGCCCGACGTTGCGAGCCATCCTGACATCTCCTGCTATCTGCTGGACGTGTTTGTCGCCGGGCGGAGCACCCAATACCTCCGGCCGCGGAAGGCTGCCGGAGGGCATCGGAGGATCGTCGTCAGGTGACAAGTACGGGGCCGGGAGGCCTTTCGCCCGCGCTTCCAGGTTCAGAATGTGCTGCCACTTTGGGATCTTTCGCGCCATGCTTGACCTTCTTCTTGCCCTTGACCGTGAACTTGGGCTCGAAGCAGATCGGGCAGCAGTAGTACTCGTCCCCGACCAGCTTATCGAACAGAACCACGGACTTCGGGATCATCCGCACAAGCTCGCGCACCAGCGTGCCCTGCTTCAATGAGCAGGGCTCGCAGAAATATTGCTCGGCTTTCAGTTCCAGTACGATCTCAGCCATGGGACGCGCCACCTACCATGTGCATTTGCACCCGTCAATCAGATTTGCTTTTTGGGCCGATCCTGATTGTTGGGGAAATCAAACGTCTTCGGGGTACCCCCGGTTCCGTTTGCAGGCGTGTTGCTGTTGGCCGCTGCCGGGTCCGTCGTCTTCGACGGGGCGGCGGCTGGGTCGGTGGCGCTGGCGTTCGGATCGGTGCCGGCCGTGAGGGCCTGGTCGATCGCTGCCAGCGCGGTCAGCTCGTTCTGAATGTTGAAATCGTCGCCGAGCAGGTTCCGCTTGTAGACTTCGCGCAACAGGGTCTCTCGCGAGATGCCGCGCTTCTCGTACATGGCGACGAGCTGCTTCACCTCCTCGATCCGATCCTTGGTGTTCGAGAACTCGGTGTTCAGGATCACCTGGACCTGGCTGTAGTCCTTGCCGGTCCACTGCCCCATGAACTTGATCGCCTTCTCCAGCGCGTCCTGGCAGTTGATCGCCATGTCGTGGACGACGGAGTGGACCCGCGTTTCCTGGATGTCGCGCTCGTTCTGCGGCACGTACTGACGGTGCGTGCCCGTGACCGGGTTGAGCGCCATCATGTCCATCTGCATTTCGAGCTTGTCGAGATCCTTGGCGCCGCTCTCGATCGCCGTGCCGCGGGGCTCGACGTAGTACCAGCGGCCATTGGCTTCCGGCGCGTAGAGCACCTTGTAGGGGCCGATCGCGAACTGCTTCTCGTCTTCCGGGTCGATCTGGACGCCGGAGCACGCCAGCATCGGGAAGCGCGCCGCCGACAGGATCGACCGCTGGTCCGAGCTGGAGATCCAGTGCTCGATCTGCTTGTAGGCGAGATCGATGAAGATCGGCCGAGCCAGGTAGTCGGCTTCCTTTTCGCCGGCATACATGGTCACGAAGGGAACCTCGGCCATGTTCTGCAGCGGGGTCTCTTCGATGAAGTCCCAGTTCGAGCCGCCGGACTGAGCCTTCTGCTCCCAGAGCTGCACGATGCCCGACGTCTTGGTCGGGTCAATCTCGATCACGCGGATCTGGTTGTAGAGCACCTCCTTGAAGCCGTCGCGCTCGGCGCGCTGGCTGCGGATGCGGACGTGGACGGTCTTGGTGTCGCCGCCGACATACATGTCGTAGGCAGCTGCCACGTCGTCGACCTTGTACATCTTCATGAAGGGGCGAGCGCCGGATGCCTTCTGATCGGCGAGGCTCTTCATGTTGTAGGTATCGGGATGGTCCACCAGAAGGTGGCACATGCCGTCGAGCATCGAGTTGTTGAAATACTGGTGCCCGAAGATGTGCAGGTGGTTGCCCTGCAAATCGATGTCCTGGGTCCACAGATCGAGGTCAGGATCGCCGTTCTGGACCTTCAGCAGGGTTCGGAAGGGCTTGGCGGAAGCCGCATCCACGGCCTCCCTGAGCTTGTTGAGAGCGAACGTGGAAGCCAGTCGTGCCTGGTACCGGGTGTCCGACTCCTTCTCGTATTGCGGAAGGAAGGTGGCGCCCTGTGCCCGCATGGTCTCCGTGCCGCCGTAGACGGCGCGGAGCATCGCGGTGCGGGTCTGCATCGTTTCCGCGGCAGACGAGAGCTGCCCGGGATTACCCGTCTTGGGGGACGGGGTGTATTTGATCTGAGTGTCGGCCATTTCTTGGGGACGTCCTGACTTTACCAGTCAAGGATCGCGGCCTTGCGAGGTCCGAGGAGTTCGTTGAAGGCGTCGGACGCTGCGTCCACCTGGTCATCATGGGTGCCAAGCGGGAACATTTCCAACTCATCGGTGAAGCACTCATTCCAGTGCGCCTTCACCATCTTCATGTTGCGACCTTCGCACTGCGCAGCGAACGCTGCAGCGCGGGTCTCCTTCGAGCCTGTGGGGCGGATTGCCTTGATGCGATAGCCGGCGAGCCGGCGGATGAAATTCTGGGCCTGGCTCTTGCCGGCCTGGCCCGGGTCTTGCGGGATGACGATCTGGACCGAGTGTCCGTCGCTGCGCGCGGTGTCGAAGATCTTCTTCTCGACTTCGAGCGCGGAGCCGCGGAAGCGGATCACGTTCTCGATGTAGAAGATGCCGTTCATGTCCTTCGACATCAGGACGCCGACCGTGTAGTCGCCGTCAGCTGTCGCGGCCAAATCCCATGCGCGCACGCGGACGCGGCGGGCCGGCATCTCGCCGGGCTGCTCGAACCAGGCGGCGCTGAACATGCCGCCGTCGTCGGCCATCGGCTGCTGCTGGTAGAGAGCAGCGAAAGACCGTTCGCCCAGAACGTCCATGCGGTCGGTGAGAGCCGCATAGGAGAACCGGTTCGGCGCCAACGGCTCGTTCGGCTTTCGTCCGAGGGCGTCGCCGGGGACCGTGCCATCGTCGTTGAGGATCAGATCCTCGGTGCCGTCCTCGCGCTTGATCTTCTTGGTGTAGGGCAGTGCCGGCAGGTACAGGATGTCCCACGGCAAACCCTTGCCTGACTGCGCCAGGTCGACCAGGCGGCCGGCGATGTCGTCGTAGTGCCACCGCGTCAGCGTGAGGACGATTGCGGCGTCCTCTTCGAGACGGGTGTAAACGACGTCGCGGTACCAATCCCACTGGTCCTGACGGAATGAGGCGGAGTTGGCGTCCTTGCGGTCCTTGATCGGATCGTCGATCAGGAACAGGTTTGCACCCTTACCGGTGGTACCGGTGCCGACGCCGACCGCGAAGTATTTGCCGCCCTTCTCCAGCTCCCATTCATCGGCAGCGCGATTGTCGGAGCGGATCTTGGCGTCCGGGAAGAGCGTCTTGAACTCTTTGCCCTGGACGATGTTGCGGACGTCGCGGCCGAAGGTCGTTGCGAAGTCGCCGTTGTACGATGCCGAGATGACGTTCTTCTCGGGGTTCCTCGCCATGTACCAGGCGGGAAAGCGGCGGGTGGACAGCTCCGACTTGCCATGTCGCGGCGGAGCGAACAGCATCAGTCGCTTGATCTCGCCGCGCTCGACCGCCTCCAGCTTCTGGGCAACCAGGTGGTGGAACGGGTCGGCGTAGTATTTGTGGAGCGTGTACTCAGTGAAGTCGATGAGGTGCTCGCGGCCCCTCCGACGACGCAGGAGTTCGGCCGCCGCCTCCTCCGGGGAGACGTCGATCAGGTTGTTCATTTTGTTCTTGTTGTTGAGATGGAGCGGCGCGGCGGAATCGAACCGCCGTCTTGGCGAGCGACGCAGAAAGGTTGATCAGACCCACCGCTGCCGCCGTTGCGAACCGGTCACCGCGAAAAGAGGACCCCACGCCCTCTGGCCAAGAGGATCGTCCTGTTGATTCAGGACTTCGTATTGCGGTCGATCTGACTGCTCGTGCAGGCTGCTATGTGCGACTTAGTCCGCGCCCTCGTGGAAGGTTCTTTGGCGGATACCCCTTACCGAGACCAGTTTCGGCACAGGCAGTCAGATGCGATCCCGTCAGGGGTCTTGTTTGCTGGATTAGAACTTGAAGCCCGGCGCCTGGATCTCCAGGTCGGCCTTGCTGCTGGAGCGGACGGCGACTTCCACGAAGGCGGTCGGAGCGCCATTAACGGTCGGGTCGCCGTAGAACTTGACGATGCGGAGCCACTTCCCGTCCGTGTCCTGAACGAGGTCGGACACGGTGACGAGACGGGCATCTTCCACCTGCAGTTTCTGGTGGACGATCGAGATCGAAGACATGAGCTGCTCCTTAGACGATGTGCAGCTTGGCTGCGTCGTATTGGGCGAACACGCCCTTCTCCCAGAACCCGACCTTGCCGCGCATGGTGAAGGAATCGCCGGTCTTGGCGTAGTTGGCGAACGACGTCGCGGCTGCCTCGACGTACTCGGTGGCGCGCTCGTCGAGCTTCGGGATGTCGATCAGCGCGGTGCCGATCTTCAGGGCGTCGGTTGACACGTTGAGGCCGGCGAAGAACGCGGCGTCGTTGGTGTGGTTCTTGACGATGAAGTGGCGGGAACCCGTGAGGATCTTGGCGGCACCTTCGATCTCGCTCAGCGACTGGACGGTGCTGCCGACGACGTGCATGACGGTCACGTTCATCTTGCCGTCTTCGACCATGGCGAGCAGACCGATCTCGCTGAGCAGGGTCAGCGTGGGGGTCAGCAAGCCGGCCTGGATGTCGATCACGGTGACCGGGCTGCTGGGCAGCGCGTCGAACACCTTGATCTGGCCGTCCGAGCTGGACAGGTCGATCACTTCCGTCACGTCGGGATGGAAGCGCTTGAGATTGCCCTCGGGCATCTGCGTATCGATCGCTCGGGCTTCGACGCCCTGAGCCTTGAAGTAGTCGAGCACTGTTCGTGCCACGACGGTCTTGCCGACACCGCCTTTATCGGCGCCGACGATTACCAGGTGGGGAAGTCCCATCTTGAGTTCCTCTTTGGGAGTTTGGATTTGGATCGGCGGAGGGTCCGGCTGGATCTCTCGCTTCACTTCGGAGAAGTTTCGCGCCTGCTGCTGGCTCATCTCCAAAAGTTCACGCCGTTGCTGGCGGATGCTTTCGGAGACGCCCATGGCGCCTCGCCTGTCGACAGCCATCGGTCACTCGCTAGTTCGGGGTGCCGTAGGTGTCGTACAGCTCCGGTAGCAGCCCCATGTTCGAGAGCACCTGAAGGACGGTCTTGGCGGCGGTCTCATCGCCCCGGATGGGGATCAGGGACTCGCGGGCGAACACGTCGTCGAACAGGCGCTGGTCGATCGCCCTCGCCTCCTCCTCGGTCTGCTTGCGACCGTACGGCTGGTACGGCTTCACGCGCTCGATGATGAAGTTGAGGTTGTTGTAGCTGTTGAACAGGCTGCGAGCTGACTGCTCCACTGCGTGGCGCTCGCGCCCATCGGAAACATAGGCGACACCGAGCAGCAGCGGAGAGTCGGTCACGATGAAGTCGACCTTGCCGACGAGGCGCCGCTGCCGGCGTTCCTGTTCAGCCGTGACGTAGAGCTGGCGCTTCAGATCGCTCCAATTCTCGTCGTAGGTCAGCTCCTTGGCGAACTCCGTCACCAGCTCGCAGCGGACGTTGAGGAGCTTCAGGAGGAAGAACACACCTGCAGCGGTGGTGCTCTTGCCGGCTCCGGGGCCGCCGATGAGATTGATGACGAAGCTCATGTTGCCTCAGTGAACGGTGTCTGACTTCTTTGCCGGCGGCTGCCGCGGTGATGCGGCCTGGCCTGCGATCTCGAGGAGCTGGTCCTCGGTCATCTCGTTGGCCGGCTTGGTGACGTTGAGGTTGGTGGTGTTCTCGTCCTTCTGGCCGAGGTAGTTCTTGCCCAGGAAGATCGCGGCGGGCGCGTTCTTGTCGGCGAGTGCCAACTGCTTGCGGCGGAGCGAGACCTTCGCGTGCATCAGGCCGTCGTCCCAAACCTCACGAGCTTCGGGATATTCGCCGAGGAAGGTCGAGAAGGTCTTCTTGCAGACGCCCAACACGGCGGCGGCTTCTTCCTGGGTGCAGAACAGCTTGCCCAGCTCGCCGAGCGTTCGGAGCGTCACTTCGTCCGGCTGGAGCTTGGTGTTGCGGCGCTTGATCGGCTCGGCAAGCACCTCGTCGAGGAAGGCAGTCTCCTCGCCTTCCTTCTTGGCGGCAGCCTCTGCAGCGGCCTTGCGCGCAGCAGCTTCCTCCTTCGTCGGGCGACCCCGACGACGCGGCGTGTCAGTCATGTGCTTTTCTTCTTGTTATTGGAGCGTCGTGACGATGTCGTCTTCGTCCATGTCACGCAGATCGAGAGTGACGTACAGGCCATCCGGTGGCATGACCAAACCGATCACGACAGCCTCCTCCGGGTCCTCTGTGTAGTCGCCGAACTTGTCGTAGAAGTCGGTGATCGGGACGACGAAGCCGTGGTCGTGGACAGCGACGCGGTTCTGCAGATCGAACCGGTAGCCCATCAGTCTCGCAGGCCGGGGAAAGCCAGGTCGACCCACTTCAGGATCTCCTGCTTCGGCGCAGCTCCCGTCTTCATTGATGTGACGATGCCGTCCTTGACGGCGACGAGCGCCGGCACCTGGCCGACCTTGAAGCGCTGGGTGGCGGCCACGCAGTGCTCGACATCGGCCTTGACGAAGGTGACCTTGCCGGCCAGCTCCTTCTCGATCGCGTCCAGCGTCGGCGTCATCGCCTTGCACGGCTGGCACCAGCGTGCCTCGAACTTGATGACGACCGGCCCCTCGGCCTGGAGAACGTCGGCGGGGAACGAGCTGTCGGTAACGGATTTCATCGGGAGAAGATCTTCTTGAGTGAGGAGATGCCCGCCACACCGCAAATCGTCAGGACGATTTGTTCCTGCATGGTGTTGTAGGGCGCGGGGAGCGCGGCAATCTTCCAGCTGCCGACCTCATGGCCGAGCAGCGGGATCGAGTCGAAGACGACTGCCGCAACGTGAAAGAACAGGACGGCGAAGGCGACCGGCACCATCCAGGCGGTGAACCAGTGCTCCCGATCGTCCTTGCGCATGTCGGCCGCCATGCGGGCGACCTCGACCTTGTAGCGCAGCTCGGCGACATTCAGCTGGACGTCGCCGCCGACCGCGGTCTTGAATTTCTCAAGGTCTGCGTCGGTCTTCTTGTTCAGCCAGTCGAGGAACGAGGTCCCGAACTTGGGCAAGAGGCCCATGATGATTGAGAACAGCATTGCGGTCCTTGAAACGAAAAAGGCCGCCCCGAAGGACGGCCTGGTTGGTGTGCGTTGTGCGGTCTCAGACGATGGACGCGGCCAGGATGAAGAGCTGGTCCAGCTCCTCATCGGTTTTTCCGAGAGCTGACTTGCAGGCCAGGATGAGCGGATTGGTCCGCTCGATCTGGGTGGCATAGTTCCAACTGTCCTGAACGGTGATGTCCTGACTGTTGACGTAGTCTTCGACCTGTTGGCGCAATCCGAATTGGTAGAGCGCCAGCCGGATCTGCCGAGGCGTCACCAACTGCGGCACGACTGGGGACGCGAGGTAGGCGTCCACCTCCGCCTGCGTCGGCACGACCTGCTCTGTGTCGAGCCATTCAAGGTCGCCGATGGTGTCGCCGCGGAGTACCCATTGGGCTCCAGGGCGAAGCTCAGACAAAGCTGTAGCAAGAGACGTCATCGGCGCACCGTCATGATGGAGTTAGATTTGTAGGCATAGGAGCCAGTCCCGGACCCAACCTGTCCCCACATCGAGAGGATTACTGCCTGATCGGTTGAGTTCTGAAGCGTCCAGGAATTGCTCATCGATCTCGCGTATGAGACCGTGTCCTGGTGCATGTACTGCTGCAGTCCATACCAGCTGCCGAAGCTGTTGCCCCAGCCAGGGATCAGATACGTCAGCGACCCGAGCGTATTGTTGAAGCACGAACACGAGATCGTCTGATGGAACTGCTCATTCGCCCACAGCAACGCAAAGCATCGGACTGCCGAATCCAGCTCGATCGGCGTGCCTGATGTCGTCGCCACCGTGGTCGACGAGTACCTCGCCAAGATAACGCCCGTCTCATTGAACCAGGACCGGACCCAGCGCGTGTCGGGCTGGTCAAAGAACTGGCTCGATGCGCCAGTGAAAACCATGCCGACGAGCGTGTACACTTCGCCGCCAGCGGTATTCATCACCTCGACGCCGACGCTGCCGGCCGAAGAACTGGTGATGTGACCAGTCAGGCTCTGCTGCAGCGTCAGGGTGCTGCCCACGATCTTGATGTAGATGTAGTACAGCGTGTTCGCCGCAAATCCTGAGTTGGTCAGCGTGACGCCTGCCGCAGGGATCTGGTATAGCTGACCATTGATCTTGATCAGGTTGCCGTTGAACGGGATCAGCTTGAGCGTGGTCGAGCTGACCATGGTCAGCTTGCACTGTCCGATGGCGCCAGGCAGCAGAAAGTCGACCCACACAGCGCCGTTCCAGTACCGCATGGTCAGCGACGTGGTGTTGAAATAGAAATCACCAGATCCCTTCGCCGCGCCAAGAGGATCGGTCGCAGGATCGGTCGCCTGAGCGCCGTAGTAGGTGCCCCTGAGGTTGTTGTAGGCGTTCAGCGCATTCGTGTAGCTTGCCTGCGCGTTGTCTGCAGAGGTGGATGCATTCGAAGCGGACGTAGCCGCCGCCGTCTTGCTGGTCGCTGCATTGGTTTCCGACAGCGCTGCAGCCGTGGCAGAATTGGATGCGGCGGTCGCACTGTTTGCGGCATTGGTCTCCGACGTGCCGGCATTGGTGGCATGAGTGGCAGCGGACTGCTCGCTCGTTGCCGCGGCAGCCGCTTTGTTGGTCGCGGTCGTCGCGCTGGCAGCCGCATTGCTCTCGCTGGTCGCCGCGTTCGTCTTGGACGTCGCCGCCGCAGCAGCAGAATCCGATGCGCTGGCCACCACGGTGGTGGCGGTCGATGCCGCCTGCTCCGCCGCTATCTTGCTCGTGAGGGCAGACGCTTCGCTGGCGGCAGCCGCTGTGGCACTGTCGCTGGCGTCCTGCTTGTGACCGGCAGCCGCATTCTCCGAGGCCAGCGCCCTGTCCGCAGCGTCGGAAGCCGTGGCCGCTGAGGCCGTCGAGCTTGCCGCGTTGGCAGCCGTCAGCTGCGCCAGCGACGGATCGCCAGGGTCGCCCGGAGGCCCCTGCTCGCCTGCCGGGCCCTGCGGACCAGCCTCACCCTTCGGGCCTGCCGGACCTGTCTTGCCTTCCGGACCTCGGAACGGGCCGATGTCGATCCAGGCGCCATTCGTCCAGGCCCAGCCGTGTCCGGTGTCCTGGGCGAGGTAGACGTCATTGCCTTCGGCGGCGGCCGGAGGAAGATCGAACACGGTGGCGACGATGCCGGCGAGCCTGATGCCGCGTCCGACGTCGCCCTGCGGCCCTCGCGCCCCCTGCGCTCCAGCAGGTCCACGGAGGCCTTGCTCGCCGGGATCACCCTTGAAGCTCGGGAACATGTCCCGCAGCTGGGTGAGCGAAACCGTCTTGCCGATGTTGTTGATGTAGATCTCGATCTTGACGTCGTCTTCGCTCGGACCGCCCGGAACGCCGACCGGCGGCTGGCTGTCGGCCAGCGCGATCTGCTTGTTCAGGAGGAAGTACTTCGCGCCTCCGGGCGTGAGCGTGACGATCGAGTTCACATCGTAGAAGTCAGTGCCGATGGTGATCCCGCTGAGGGAGATAACGCGATAGCGCGACGTGCTCATCGTTTCTTCTTTTTGTTGATTGGCACCGGTGGCTGGAGTCGAACCAGCGGACTTCGGTTTTGGATACCGTGCCACCACCACTGGCTCACCGATGCAGAATGGAGCCCCTACCCGATTTCTTCACGCGACGGATTGCCCAGTCGTCGGGACGCCTATCTTGGGGATGGCGTGCGCCTTGCGGCTTTTGGTTCGGTCGGCGGGTTGCCCATGTGCCCGCATCTCTTCCGATTGCTCGTACTTTGCCGCCTTCCCTACGTGCTTCTCAGGATCAGCGGCGTGGCGGGAGGCCGTTCCGCCCTCGACCGAATTAGAGAGGATGACCTTCGCCAGGCCTTGCCTGCTGCTCCTCGACAGCGCCCACCCTCCCGCGAGATCACGAGACCAGCTGTGATCCGGGTGGCCCAGGGGAGCGTCACACGCGCGCATGGTCAGTGCTGGCGTTTATCGTGAGCAACGATCCTGGGGCTCAATAGGTGCCCGCCACAACAGACGGTGGCGGGCTGCGCTCGCAACAGCGAGCACTCGGCTTGGCACATGGCCCCATTCAACCAGCCACCCCTATGTCATTTCATTTGACGTGTCGGCTGGCACCGAGAAATTAAGCAGCAAGCGCGTCTTCAAGAGGCCACTTGTAAACGTAGAGACGTCGCTTCACTCTGGCCTCCGGAAGGCCAGACAGTTCGATCGCCTCGGCGAGCGACATTGTTCGCCCGCGGAAGTCTACCCAGCGAGTTGATCGGCGGTTCCGGTTTTGCTCCTTCACCGTTGACCACTTGCAGTTCGAAAGCTCGTAGTGGCCTTCGTTGTCGATCCTGTCGATCGAATGCTTCAACGACGGGCGCTCGCCAACATCCGCTAGAAAGTTTTCGAAGCCATCATGTCCGCGCCAGCGATCACACACAGTGATGCCGCGCTGGCCATAGCTCTCATAGGACGTGCTGGCCGGATCATAGCAGCGCTGGATCATTGCGACCCAAGACCGGTATGTCGGAGACTCGCCGCTGTCGCGGGAATGACCGTGCTTGAACATAAGAATACTCTCGGTTGCCCGATACCCATGAAAAGTTTGTAATGAACCGCCCCTCTCTTGAACTTCCGCTGGTGGAACCAGAACTAATAAGAGCGTCAACCTGAGAGGTGCTATATGCGCAAGATCCTGGTGGCCGTTGCACTGATGCTCGCCGTGATTGGCGGGACGGCCGGCGTCATCATCCACTCGCAGCCGGCCATCGCTGGCGGCGGGCATGACCCCGGTGGTGGCGGCAAGTAAGAGATCTTGGTCGAGGGCTTGCGGTCTACGCGAGCCCTCGACGGCTAGCACCGAGGAAAAGCTCTGGCTTTGTTCGACCCGCACTTCGGGCCACCGCCCCTTGCGGGGTTGGAGGTTACCAGCAACCAAAAGGTCGATCGCGCGATCGACCTATCACGGCCTGCAGTTCGGCTTACGGGGTCCAGGCTACTGCGAGCAGAACTGGTGAGCCCACCGTGGGGGAAAGATAAACAAGAGCGGCGCACCTCGTGTCGGATTACAGGGCTCGTGGGGCACCATCGCCATCGCGCAGTTCCTGCGCTGGACGCATGTCGCGTCACCGCTCTTAGGGGTATAATAGTTGGCTCGTGACCGTCGTCATCCCACAGGACGACGACTCGGATCCTTTCGACCTCGACCTGCATCACGCTGGCCTCAAACGGTCGTCGGCGACTTACCATGGACCTCTTCGCCGATAGGCTGTGCGTATAACGCCGCCGCGTGTCATCACGAGCCAAACAGGTGGGGCGCGTCCAATCCAGAAGTCGACGAGCCTGTGCCTCAACTGCATCGCGTTGACGGGGATCAGCCGTTCCCCTCAGGGGCCGCTTTGAAGAATTACGAGGACTACGGGGCTACTGGCTTACCCGTTAGAGCCGACACCGTTGCCGGTGCGGTACGCCACCTGTTCGTGGAACGTCTCATGCCCGGAAAAGTCTTTCCAAAAACGGGCAACTTTTTTCCGCAAGAGAACGTAAAGAGAATGTCAGGTGCCCGATGTTTTGCAGCTGAGCTGATTTGTCATCGGGCGCGGCGGGGTAAAGGAGGAGAAACCCCCGCCGCAGGCCGGGCTGAGCAGTCGGTCAGGGCTCATTGACCCTGCTCCCTGTTCTGTGCTCCGGGGATGGTTGTTCGTTAGCCAGCTGCCTTGCGCTTGCGTCGGCGCTTACGCTCCAGCCGCAACTCGGTCAGCTTGGTGTTCTTGGATACCTTCCTGATGTGCTTCTTCTTCATGTTCTCTTTCAGGAGACGTGTTCCTGCGGAATGCGCCAGTTCAGCGGCACCGTCGTGCAGGTCAGACAGATGTACGGAACGAGCTTCTCCAGCACCCAGTCGGTGTGAGCCTGGTCGACGCCTTCGCTCGGGCGCACCAGGCGCACGTTGGCGAACATCTTATGGATCGGATCGCCGTAGGCGATCGGCTCCCACTCTTCAGGCTTGAGACCGAGCCAACGGATCATGGCTGCGGCGTGCGTCTTCGACGACGCGACCATGGCGTTGAGCATGGCTATTCTTTCTGGGCGATGGCCTGGTCGATCCAGGCGTAGATTTGCGGGTTGTCGCGCCGGGCCATGATCATCACCGGGGTCAGTCGGTTGATGACCGTCTCTTCGGCCGCACGGCTCTTCAGCTTTGCGGCTTCCCAGCAGGCGTGGTTGATCTCGTGTTCGAGCGTCTCGGCGAAGCCTGAGTCCGGCAGATCCTCGCGGACCTTGATCCAGAACTCGAAGATGTTGCACATCCCCTTGCAGCCTTCTGCGTCGGCCTCCAACGGATTCCAGTGGAGCAGCCGATACTCGAAGATGCCGATCTTGATGATCGACGGCAGCTTGCGGCGGTCGAGCGGGCGGCGGCGCTTCATGACATGTCTGCCTCGGTGCAAGGCCGGATCATCTTCCGGAGGTTCTTTCCCCTCACCCAGATGATGTCCGGGTGTGCATTGGCACCGCGCCAGCCGCGCGCTTCGAGGAACGAACGTACCTTGGCCGGATAGCTGTTGAAGACCAGCAGCGAGATCTCCGGAGCGTGCTCGATGACGTCTGGCTTGCCCGGCTCCTTCGTGATGGTCGATGCTGAATGGAAGCCGAGGGCAGCCTCCGGCATCGCGCACACCAGCTCGGGCCGCAGGATGCTCAGCATCAAGGTGCAGGCCGAGACGCACTCGCCGGTCAGGACGACCTTCGTCCTGGCGTCGCGCATGTCGGAGTACTTCTTGACGAAGTCCACGATGAGCCCGCCGGGATCATCCGTGATGAACGTGACGTTGCGGCCCGACTCGACCTGGACCGGCACGTCCCTCGCTGACGCTGGCGCCAGGGCGCACAGCATCAGCACGCCCGCGAGGGCGAGTTGCAGCAGTTTCATTGGCGTGGCTTTTGGTGCGCGCCGGCTCAGCCGATGGCGAAGCGCGTGGCGAAATAAACGAGCCAGATCACCAGCGTGGCGATGATGCCGACAACGGCGTGGAGCAGATAGTCGAAGGCCTGGCTGAAGCCGAAGCCGCCGTTGTTCTCGGAGACCGGCCAGAGCTGGACGGCGAGCCAGAGCAGCGCGGTCAAGAAGACCGGGATGGCCCAGGAATTGAGGGTGATCGTCACGGGCGCAGCTCGACCGGGTTGAACGTGAAGGCGCGCTCGATCGAGGCCTGCCAGATCACGTAGCTGAACAGGAAGATGGACAGCGGGAACGGCATCACTTGCCCTCCTCGTCGTCTTCGTCGTCCTGGAAGAACGCCATCTGGTTGAGCGAGGCCTGCTCGATGCCGACCGCGACATTGTCGATGGCGTCGCCGATCGAGGAGAGGCCGGCGTAGAGAGCGACGCCGAGGATGATGGCTTCGATGATCATGTGCTTTCCGTGAAAATGATCTTGGTGCCGAAGCCGCCGCTTGCCGGCCGCCAGCCCAGGTAAAACTCGAGAGAGCCGTTCCAGTAGTTGACGAACGGCAAGAGACCGGCCGCCTTGAACAGCGAGATTGGGAGGACCACGGCGAACGCCGGATGGATGAACCATGCGAGCGCGGCGGCGATCAGCGTGACCGCGATGGCGCCGAACGAGACGCCCGGGTCGAGCACCGCCCAGCGGAAGCCGAAGGCCTGCGGGGTGCAGTCGCGGCCGGTGGTGCGCAGCACCTGGTCCGAGCCGTAGACCCAGTAGTTCTTGTCCTCGACGCCGAGCACGTAGCCGACGAAGTTCATCAGCGGGTTGCGGCAGATGAACCAGTAGAAGCGCCGCAGCCAGATGTTGGTCACCTCCGGCAGGTACGGCGCGCCGTTGTTGACGTCCGGCACGTTCCAGCCGTCATCGCCGACGAGCCACCATAGCGGGTTGAGTTTGTTCCAGATCGAAACTGGCTTGTGGTCGGTGACTTCGGCGGCGTCCATGATGTCCTCAGATGACTTTCAGTTTGCCGTTCGGCGACAGGCGGGTCAGCCACATCGGCAGGACGTTCCTTTCGAAGTGGGCGACCTCGGCGGGCGCCATGCGCCAGTGCGGCCGGATCAGCACGATGTGCTCGTACTGGGCGCCGAGCGCCGTGTCGTGCTGGCGCGCATCCCAGATCTCGGACGAGAGCTTGAAGGCGTCCATGTACTGCCTAGCGATCGTCTCGCTCGCCGCAACTACGGCGCACCACGGGGTGATCGTCTGCAAGCTCATCTTGTGCCTCGCGCCACTCGATTTGATGGTTGATGGTTTCGCGACAGTCGATGCTGTCGCAGCAGCCGCAAGCGAGCGGTCGATACCGCTTCGCCGGCTTCCGGGTTTTGGTCTTCATCACAACGGCGTCTGGAAGACGCCCTTCTCTGCTGCGACCGCGCGCACGGCGCGCTTGACGTCGTCGAGCCGGCCTTGCTTGATCGCGGTCACCGGGGTGATGCCGCCGAGCATTTCGTTGCTGCGGTTCATGAAGAAGGTCGCCTCGGCCACACCGACGAGCGGATCCAGAACCTTGATCAGCTCGTAGGCTTGCAACGCGAACGGGCTGGTCGAGATCGGATCAGGCCTTGGCTCGGCCGGAGACTTCGGCACCGATTTCTTTTCCGGTGATGGAGCCGGCGCATCCTCCGCAGAGGTTTCCGGGATCAGGCTTATCTTTTTTAAGCCGTACCTTTCGAAAGGCTGCTGCGAACCAGGCGACGCCTTCTTCCGTTTTGCCGCAGGCATCGCAGGTATCGCTGGCCATCAGCGATAGAGGTAGCGCGCGGTGAAGCGCTTCGAGAACGCCTTGCCCTCGAACTCCAGGAAGTCGGCCTGCTTGCGCATCCACTCGGCGACCTGGCGCCGGCCGCGCTTGGTCATCTCGGGCGCGTCCTTGACCGTGATGACGGCTGCGGACTTCTCGGCGGTCTTCTTCTTGGCGGGCATGGTTCTCTCTGAAGGGTGGACCCGTGCTGCTCGGAGCAGATCACGGGCTCTTGGAAACTGGTTTGCGGAGCTGCCTCGCCTTGCGGCGCTGCTCGACGCGCTCCTGCAACTCGCGACCGCGGCGATCGGAGATGTCCTGCTTGCGGTTCATCTTGTGCTGGTGAGCGCGAAGCGCCTTGCCCTGGCCGACGCTCACGCGACGGGCTCGATCAGCTGGCAGCCGTAGTTCTGGCCGCGCTTGACGAAGATGAATGTGCCGGTGACGGCGCCCCCGCTCAGGTGCGGGACGAGCTTGTCGAAGTCCTTCATGAAGAAGGTGACCGACTTGCCGTTCTCGTCGGTGAAGTCGAGGTAGGCCGCCGACCGGCCGCGGTTGAAGCCGGTGTAGGTCAGCTTGGCCTGGAACGGCACGTTGTCGCGCCAGACGACGTCGCCGCGCTTGCCGTTCACGAAGGTCCAGACCTCCGGGTAATGGAGCTGGTTACCGGCCTCGTCGAACGGGATCTGGTAATTGCCAGTCCGCGCCATCAGTGGATGTTCCGGGCGATGACGTCGATCGCGGCGATCACCAGGAAGGCGATCAGCATGGTCTGCGTCAGGCCGTCCCGCATCTCGGCGTGGATCTGATCGCGGATGATCTGCAGCTGGCGACGACGGCTCATGACGGCTTCCTCAGGATGATCGAAACGGCGAGCGGCGTGTACCGCCGCCACATGAACTCGGGGGCGCCTGCCCGGACGGCGAGCTGCCGGGCCAGGCGCTCGTGCGCCGGCATCGTCAGCAGCTCGGCGTCGGCTTCGCTCCAGCCATGGACGCGAGGCTTCGACCGCCGCCAGTTGTTGGCGATCAGGGCCGCGATCGTGAGGCCGAGCCCGAGGCCCAGCAGGATGTCACCGAGCTGCTTCATGCTTCCAGCTCGCGGATCTTCTTGATCGCCGCCTCCATGCCGCGATAGCGGAGGAAGAACGGAACCTCGTTTTTCTGAAGATCGATGTGCTCGATGGTCTGCATCGCCTGAGCGTCGACCTCGGCAGGACCGATTGGTCCAGCAATGCGGCTGAGCGGCCAGCGCGTCAGCGTGACCATGTCGCCGGAATACGGCCTCTCCCGCTGCTGCCAGCATCGGATCTCATCCTCCAACGCCTCGACGGCGGCATGAACGAGATCTTCTTCCTGGCGTCGGCGTCTGCGAGGCATGGTCGCTCCGGAAAGGGTGCCCCGGTCTGCCGTGGGCGAGACCGGGCTCTGGGTAACTTGGTGTCAGCGTTTGCAGACGGCGGTGATCACAAACGCCATCGAGGTGATGGCGAGCGCCCCGAAGGTCAGGACGAGCAATTTCATGGTGAGCACGCCGAGTGCCGCCACGAATTGCAGGTCCGTGAGGGTCATTGGGTTCCTCTGCCCGCGCCGGCCAGTCCGGCGGGAACCGGCTGGCTGGGTTGGGGGCTTGATGATGGCCGTTTGCACGAATGCTAACGTAGCGCAGTAGATACCCCCATATGCAGTTTCCGTCAAGGGTCGATCAAAAGAATGCAAACGAGGGTCCAAGTGGTGCAGAAATGCCACTCAGAACAGCATCCCTCCCGCCGAGGCGAACTGATCCGGGGCCGGCGGCCGGACAGGCTTCGGCGCTGTCTTGAAATTGTGGGTGCCGGAAGTGCGCTTCGCGGGCTTCGAGCACTGAGCCTGGCCGGCGAGCGCGGCTCGCTCCCTTGACGTCAGTCCGTCAGGGTTTCCGCGGTGCGCCGCGATCTGCGAGCACATCGCGATGAAGTATTCCTCGTCATGGTCGCTCTTCATGATGTTCACGACCTTGTGGATCCACTGCACGTTGCCCTTCTCGTAGCCTCGGTGGCTTTCGATGCGGTCGAGCGACGCGGTCGGGTGCATAACCTTCCGGTCGGCCGTCAGCGGGAGGCCGCTGATGCGGCACCGGTCGTTTTGTTCAGCAAACAGCTGCTCGATGTAGCGGGCATCGATTTCGAACTTCAGTCCCCTGCTCTCGGCGCCTTGGCGGGCTCTTCCGATGTACTCGTCCCAGACCGTCGCAAACGGCTCTCTGCGCTTGCGCTTCTTCTCGGCCTGGTCCACTTCGATCAT